TATCGCCTTACGTGTTTATAACTTGCTTATTTCCAGGCACTTATGTAGTTACTAAATGACCGTTTAGGGCGCATATAAGGGTTCTTTATGACTAGGTGGTCATATTCGTCTCGAAGCGTTCTCGGTAAGCTCCCCCTACCTTATCCCCTACTGCTCCCGTCACTACAGTGCATCTGGTACATGTTATTTGGACATTTACGTCAAATACCTACAATCATCGCAGAACGACTTTAATGGATAGTATGTGTAACTTTCATCAAATCTAAAAAGTAACAAAGTTACATGAATTACACTAAATGTCGCTGAATAACAATTAATATGTAACTCTGTAACTTTGTGTAACTTTTTGGAAAAGTTACGGGTTTTTGTCACTGAGAGACATTTAATATAGAGACAACTGTTATTATAGGTAATTATTAATACTTTGTAACTTTGTAACTTTTTATTCTAAAGACTATATAGATTATTTTTATGTTTATTACTTTTTCTTATGTTTATCTTATTAAATGTCACTGAATAACAGTTGATGTCATTTCACCTTTTAACTAAATGTCACTGAATAACAGTTAATAAAAAGTGATTTGTTTCTTATTTTCTACTATAGGGTTTTGCGGGTTACAGGTTACACGGGTTACAAAGTTACACGGTCAGATAAAAAGCACTTTTTCTTTAGTATTATTATTCCATCGAGCTTGTAAAACAGTCATTCCAACAGTGAAACAATCAGAAAAATTCACCCTTAAACGTTAAAAAAAGTCTAAAATACACGTAAAAACGGTTGACAATTACATGTAACTCATGTATCTTAGACTTATAAACCAAATAAACCGTAACCATAAGGACACAACATGATCAAAACAGCCAAGCCAATAACTGAAAAAGAACAAGCCAGAATAAGGACTAGAAACGCTCGCAGTATAGTAAACCTAGTATTCAGAATACAGAACATAGTACAGGGAGTTTAAGTTATGAAACAGTCTTTAAGTCAAAAGAGAATAGTTAGAGCTCTTAGCAAATCTGAGAAGTATTACAACAAAGTCGAGCAAGTAGAAAATGACCCTTCTATATGGAATCACTCATTTTCAAGAAGAGGATTCGGAGTATCTACCCTAAAGAAAAGCGCAGAAAATAAAATCAATAAACTAAACGCTCAAAAAGACAAGCACTACAACATTGCTGTATCTGCAGGAATAGATTGCACTAATAAAGAGATAGAAGAGTCTTACATGAACACCTATGGATATTTGGATGGCGTTTGTGAGTTCATTGAAGATATAGAGATTTATAGAGAAAAGATACAAGGGACTTAAGCCATGACTTTCTACAAATCAACCATATCACAAGGTTACGGTGATTCATGTATCGTAAAAAATGAACTTGTAACTGAAAAAGAATTTAGTTACAGATTCAACAATAAACTAGACAAAAGAAACTTTAAGCTAGTGGACATTAAAAAGAATAATACATACTGGTTTTTCGGTGCACGCTTTGAATGTCTGGAGTTTAAGTCATGACACAAGAGCAAGAAGAAACACTTATAGAGTACATGGCTGATTTAGTGCCAATGTCAGAAAACAGAGACACTGATACATATGAGATAGCAAGTAACCTATTTGAGCAATACTATCCCGACATAACACAAGAGTTTGAAGCAAGGGCGGTAATTGCATGTGAATTTGAGAACGAATCATATACAGGTAATCAATTTAAAACTGTACCTTTTGAAATATTCTCACTTATAGACGGAAAACAATTATTTCTCGAACCAGATAACGAAAACAATTCAGTAAGACTAGGCTTAGGTATTAAAGGTCAATTTACACGTAGTGAATACAAATACTCCCTTATCATAGAAGCTATCGAGCCAGCGCATAGAGAGTGTAGAGAGTTTGCACGCTTTGTAATACTAGATAATGAAACAACTGATCAAATAGAATGTACTGACCATGTAAGCGATGTACTTGACACACTAGACAAATTGCTAGACAAACCAAGGGACAATATAAACACTGTTCTAAAGCGTTTAAGGCATGAAATAAGACGAAACGACACAGCACGTGCTTTAGACTATGTAAAGCAGCTAAAACAGGAATTAAAAGTACTACACATAACTCAACTATTCCCGCTGAAATACACGACAATAAGCATTTAACAGATACTAGTTATAAAAACGACATATCACCTTCTTACGAGTTCGGGAGATACAACGAGTCAGAAGAAACACACGAGTTTAGAATATGGGTACAGGCAATCAAACCAGAGCAAAGAGAACACGAAGAAACAGAGAGATTCGTTATTGTAGACAGTGAAGAGGAAGAGGTATTCTCTAGTGATTCATTGACACTGATATTAGAGAAAATCGAAGAACTACTAAGTAAACATTAGATACGATTATAACCTATACAAGGAATTAAAGAAACTAGAAATAATTTAAGAAAGCACTTGAAATAACATGTAATACATGTATACTAGACCTATAAACCAAATAACCGAAACCACAAGGACATTATAATGAATGATAAACTTAACAGCCTATTAGTCAAAATAAATAAAAAACAAGATGAATTAGACGAGCTGAAAAAGAAATATAGAAAAGAACTAAAGAACTACATAAACAACCAACAAACCAAATAACACAGCCCGAAGCTTGCAAGGGCAACCAAAACCACAAGGACAAACCATGTTACCAAACAAACTAACACTAACACAAGTAAAAAAGATTGTTAAAAAAGAGCTTGAATCTGAGCAACTAGATAAGCAACTATTTGAAGAAATCAGGGAACTTTTAAGCACATATGAAGGCAAAACAATAACACGTAGAATAAAAAGCAAGCTACCTGAAAAATTTAAACTATCTGACTACGGCGTACCGCACACTTACAACTTTGTAATTAAAGTAAGTAAAAGGTCAGATCTACCTGAACACCAAAAAGATTATTTTTCTGTAAACATAATGCATGGAGAATTTACACTAGAAAAGTTTGACCGTGACAACCGTTGCTACATCTCAGGGACACATGAAAGAATAATGAAGTTAAGAGCCGTGTTACAAAGTCCTGAAGCACTAAAAGAATATGTGATATTCTCCAAGAAAATGTATGAATTAATCAAACTAACTGACAGTCTAAACAAAGGCACGAATACAGGCAATAAATGCCCAGCACATCACAACATAATTAAATCGATGAATATGACTAGTAATCTGTATAGAGAACTAGCTTTCTACAAAGGACTGAGTTAAGAAAAAGTAACTAGCCGACATAACACACAGATTAGATAACCAAATAAACCAAACTATAAGAATAAGGACATAGACATTAAAATGAATTACTCAAAAGAAAAGCAACTATTAAATAATGTACAAGCGTACAATCAGTTAGTAAAAGCACTCAAAAACATACATAAAGCACTTAACGAGTACAGAGCTAATAACGATATCAAGTACAAGGTAGACGGCACATTCTACGAAAAGAACGACAAAGAAATAACAGCAATTATTGAAAAATATAGAACTTATCGCCAGCGCTTCACGTGGACTTGTAGAAAGTCGTTTATCTTATCAGCAGATACACACTACCAAGTCGCGGAATCAGGCTGTTGTTACTTAGATTTGTATATAGACCTAAACAAGCCATTTACACACAAAACAGTCAGACTCAATCAAGTACAAGCTAAGATTAAAAAACTATGTACTCTAGTCAATAAAAAGAAAGAGATTGAGAACAAAATAGCTAGAGAAAAACAAGGCTTTTCGAGTTTCGGACTTGTTCAAGATGCATCAAAAAGAGGCTGGGTTTAATTATGAAAGCCGAATTGATAGTGGATTTCTTGTATTTCGGTACAGGTAAAAATAGAACTAAGGCTGTATACGGTGACATTATAGAAGTCGAAGAAAGAGCCAGTATCTATGCATGTAGGTATAAAGGCAGATTCAAAGGTCAAGAAAAGATTCTACATCACTCAGAGATAAAACTAAAATAAAAATTATCACACAACACGCTTGACAATTACATGTAATCCATGTATAATAGAATCATAAACCAAATAATCTTAACCAAAACCTTTAAAGGGTACAATAAATGAACACCAATAAACCAGAGTCAGAAAACTTTCCTAGTAATAGAGATATTGTCAAGCGTGGAGAATTATCCGATATATTACTGACCTGTCCTAAAGAGCAAAGAAAACAATTTGCTAAAAACTGCTTAGGGAATCTAAAGAGACGAAAACAAAAACCAGATTATTTTGACTTACATGTACTATTGAACACAGTTCTATTTTCAATGGTAGATGATCAAATCGAAATGGCTATAAGCGGGACAAATTCAGACCTTTACTCAATCACTCAAGATAAGGTCTATGAGATACTTTTAAAACATGAGTCTGAACCTTATTACATGATTAAAAATGACTACGGCTTAGACACATATGTACCGATAGATTTATTTATAAAAACCGAATACAAGACAGCATGAAGGCTTAAAAAATGTACTCTGAACCATGTGGAACACATAACCAAATAACCTATTTATACTTTTGTACTTTAGGAGGATTATCCCATCCTAGAACATGCGCTATAAAAAGACAGAACGGCACGCATACATATTTTACATATCATCTACAGAGATATTAAACAAAACTGCATAACCAAGTAACCAAGTAACCAAGTAACCAAGTAACCAAGTAACCAAGTAACCACATAACCACATAACCACATAACCAAGCAACCAACATAGGAACCACGCTATGCAAATAATACATTTATCTCAAAACTTAGACGAAAAAACATTGTACAGAATAAACAATGTATCAGACGCAAATGTAAGAACACTTGCAACAAAGACAGCGATAGCGATGTGCTGTATAAAAACCAGTCTTACAAACATAGAGCATAGCTTTATTGCACGTAAGTACAGGCAGACAAAGCAAGCTAGTTTCAATGTAATCAACCACTGTATTAACGCTTTAATAAGGGACTAGTACAATGATAAAAATGTACGGAATAGTTACAAGTAACGGAGAACACATAGACATTTCGGCCAGCCTACACGGCGCGAAGTGCTACGCAACCAGAAACGATTATAAACAAGTATCACTTAGAACAGGCTACAACGTATCTATTGTAAGCGAGAAAATAGAAAATAAATGGACTTATTAAAAAAGTTCTAAGACAACCAAATAACCAATCATAAGGACTGAACAATGAAAGTCAAGAACACACATAAAGGATCTCATTGGTTCGGTAAGTGTCAGAACTGTGGAAAACTACCTCAAGGGACAGTACATACTGTAACAGACGGAAAAAGGTATCAGTTCGGCTGTCGTGAGTGCTGTGAATACATAGCCAGTAACTGCAAAGAAATAGGTGAACAAATTAACCCTACAGACGGCGAAAGCTTAAGACATAAAGTTCTAAAATAACCAAATAACCAACCCATAAGGAATAAAAATCATGAATAAACATACACAAATAACTAAGCAGGAATTTTATAATAGTGGTGGTTTATCTAATCCTCATTTATTCAGGAAAGCCACAAAGTCAGGTAAGTGGAAATATTACAAATCTAACTAAATAACTCAACCTTAAAGCCCTTACGATAGGGCACGAAAAACGCCAAACAAAACACATAAAGGACACAAAATGACCAAAACAAACCAGCCCGAAATCAAGAAAAGAATATCTAAAGTACATTACGTAAAAGATCATTTACCCTTAATTCAAATATACGAGTTCGATGATAATTCAGTTTGTACAGTCACAGATAACCGCACTAATTACAGAGCGCCGGAAAGCTTTAAAACCTTAGATATCTGTATTAAAGAACTTAGCAAGAGACTAAACAAAGATATTAAACTAATCAGTGCCGTTTATGAACTACATCACAACCAACTGTGCGAAGATATAAAGCAAGGTGACACAGTTAGAACAGTACCTAGTGAAGACTTAGACACAAACTTTTTTAATCAGCTAGGTACAGTCACTAAAACAGGGACAAGTAATCAACTATTCTATACTTGTAAACGTACAGGCGAAAATATAAAAATCTCTGAAACTATGGCTAAATACAAGTACGGCAGCCAGTGGAAAAAGAAAACATTTAAACAAGCCATACCTAGCTACATAGTCACGTTTACAGACAAAGAACTTCCAACAAAGTTTTTGTGTCTGAATAGACATAACTTAGAACTAGTTAAGGGACTTTAAACATGGGCTATTATCTCGATAAATACAGGGAAGAAAAGAAAGTAGAAAACACCTTTGTTACTTGTCACCTAGAATGTGAAAATGATCATAAGTGGTCAACAAGTGTAAACGGTAGCAGGACAGATAAAGAACTAGAACAATACTTTCTAGGCTCAATGTTTTGTACTAGTCCTTACCCCTTAGAAATTATGTCTAAGTGCGTAAAAATCACTATTGAACGATAGAACAAGTAATTAAAACCGCTTACTCTTGAACAGTGCACATTTTAACCAGTGTGCACACTTCACAAGTATGAAAACCATAGACCAAGTAACCAGTAACCAGTAACCAGTAACCAAGTAACCAAGTAACCAAAGGACATAACCATGAAAGAACTAATGAACTCATACACGTTCAAACTGTATGAGAATGAACAGACAAATGAAACAACGTATGAAGTCTTTAAGAAGACAGGCGAGCCCGTCGAATCATTTCACGACGTGACCGAAGCAGTTAAGTATATCCACATACAAGAAAGAGACAAGCACAAAGAGCTCACACAATTCTGATCAAACACATGTCATATAAAGGCCCTGGACATCGATTTTTCTGTTGAAACTTAGGCTTAGTGTCTAAAAGCACATAAGCAACCTCTGAAAAATTGTTGGATTTTGACAATATCTGTACTTTGAGACCTAATTGTCGGAAAATTATTAGAAATTATACTGAAACCATAAGGATGAAAAAATGAATAAGATAACTTTAGAACTAGATAAAAACCAAATAAAAAATGCATCTAAAAAAAGAACAAGTAAACCTACTAAGACACACTTGCAGCGTAACATACAATCAAGAAAAAATGACTTACGATGAGTGGGTAAAAGCGCTCAGACCTTTTGGATACTCTTCTATGTTGTCCAGATCTAAAGAATTAATACTTAAGGAAATAGGTTACGAATACCCTGAATTAATGGACGAAGTACTTAATCAACTAGGAAATAAATTAAGTGCGTAGTTACTGGAAATGCAGACACCCCTCCCCCTATACCCCCTTACTATACTGCACATCAGAGCAATACCCCTCCCCCAGGGTTACTCTTCGCAGATGTCGATATAAAGTTTCATTATCTTAAAGTAGGAGTCGGGAGACACACTTCCATGAAAACGTTCAATCAAAGTAATACAATCGTAGAGACTCATGTCAAGAGAGTCAGCGAGTTCTTCTATAGACATATCCTTATCTTCTTTATACTTACATATTCGGTTATAGACACGCCCGTCAAGAACCATAGGCTTCTCATCCTGGATCTTATTGACCAACTTCTCAAGGCTCCTAGCATGGTCGCCTCTAGCTACACTACCAGGCTTACTCATCCATCTCTGGACAGCGGACTGGGTAGTGCCTATTTCCTGAGCAAGTCCAGTCTGGCTAGTTTTAGTCTTTTCCATCCACCTACGCAGAATGTCCACAACCTTTACAGACACGACGTAGCTGTAGGAGTCTTTTTCGTAACTCATACTATTAAATCAGGTTTCAAATACCTGTCCTATGTTAATTGAATTAATTGAATTACTTGTATTATATATTGATATAAAGGAATAGTCAATAAGAAATATTGAAATAACATTCTCACTAACTGTAAAATAACCTAACCAAAAATGCAGCTAATTAAGGAGGTAAATTTAATAAAAAGTAGATTATTTCTAGGTAGGGACACGGCAGGGAACCCAAATGTCCCTTACTTGAATGTACTGTATAAACATATAAAGTACAGGACTGTTTAAAGCAATCTAACACTGGATAAAACTCATCTAACGTGTAAAGTAAGCTTAATAGTACACATTAACAAAGCAATAAGGGGAAGCGTATGACGCTATTTAACAACGAGGATGGAATAAGAATAACTACAACTACAACAATACAGGTTATTGGAAATCTACTCAACAAGATTGATCAACTAAACAACGATCAATTAGAAGATAAGGTAAGTCCTGACCGTGCGCAGCAGATAATCAATGATTTACAGGAAGATCTAAATAACCTGCAAAATTCTTATAGAATGATAGCTCATGATGTAGACTGCTATTGCACTAGTTTAATGAAGGAGTTCAAAGAAAATAAGCCTAATTAATAATTGACAATACCTTAATGGCGTGCTATAATTACATGTAAACCAAATAACCAAGACCAAACAGGACACACTCATGAACTACTCATACATTCGCGTAAGTACAGAAAAGCAAACTGTAGATAATCAAAGATTCGAGATACTTAACTACTGTAAGAGTAACAATATATCTATAGACCGTGAAATAGCTGTAGAGATGTCTACTCGAAAATCTCAGGAAAAAAGAAAAATAAACCACTTACTAGACTCCCTTAACAAAGGAGACATGTTAGTAGTATCAGAGCTTTCAAGACTGGGACGAAAGACTGCGGAGATAATAATACTGATAGATGAACTACTAAGCAAAGAAGTAACTGTCGTACTTATCAAGCAATCTCTAACGCTATCTCAACACAACCCAATGTCTAGGTTAATGATTACCATGTTATCTGCTTTTTCAGAGCTGGAAAGAGACCTAATATCTCAAAGAACAAAAGAAGCTCTAGCAGCTAGAAAAGCAAAAGGTGTTAAATTAGGTAGAAAATCAACTGGAAAATATGAGCAGTTACATAGTAAAATAAGTATGTACCTAAAAATGGGTTACTCAGTTAATAAAATAGCATTTACTCTAGACGTATCTGTATCAGGACTGAGGAAATACACAAAGAGAGCATTTAAAGAAGAGGAAACTAAATGGGCAAGTTAGCTACTGACAATAATAACAACAACAGCATTATATCTACCTTTCGTAAGTGTCCTCAATGGATTCAAGGCTTAGTAGGATTCTTCATTGTAATAGTAATTGCATTGGCTATTCTGGGTGCATATAATCAGTATTCCGAAAGCAAAGGATCTAATTCATCAGAAGAGGTACACGAACACGAGGTACGTGAACACACTGTCTCATGGGATGAGTTAGATAGAATATATAATGTGTCATCCTCATATACTGATTTACAAAAAGACGAGAGATGGAAAGAGTTCAAGAATAAAAAAATAAAGTGGACAGGCACAGTTACAGATATAAAAGATTCTTTTTTAGGGGGGTTAAGCATAACTGTAAGAATGAATAGAACAACTTTAGTAGCAGATGCCATCGTCCACCTGAGAGACTCTGAGAAAAATAAAGCTCTAAATATTAGAAAAGAGGATAAAGTACACTTCTCAGGAGTTTTGAAAGATTGGGGATCTATCGTCCCATTTAGTATAGAAGACGGAATAATTCATAACAAACCATAAGGACCTGGACCAAATGAACCAAATAACCAAAACCACAGTAATTATAATAATAATAATAATTATGGCTAACTTAGCCAAAGCAGACAAAGTACCTTACAAAGAGATCATTAAGTCAATAGAGCAGATAGAATCCTCTGGACGAACTCATGCAATAGGGAAAGCCGGGGAAATTGGATGTATGCAGATAAGGCAGATAATGCTTAGGCACGTGAACAACCTTCACGGGACAACTTTCACTAAGAAAGATCTGTACTCTAGAAAACAAAGCCACAAAATATGTTACCTATTCCTAAAGCACGAGGTTTCAAGATACTTTAGGAAGTACGGAGAATACCCTACCTTAGACAAAATAATATCCTCATGGAACTCTGGGAGCATAATGAAAAAGACAAGGAGACAGTACACTGAAAAAGTTCTTGCTCATTTTTATAGAAAATAACACGTAACACGTGTTGAAATATATCATATATCGATTAATATTTAAATTAACCACATAACCAATACCTGAATAACCATACCAATTACCGAGGTAGATATGACCGAAAGGGACACAATTCGAAACTCAATAGCAGAAATAACTAGAACTCCTAACTGGGACGGAGAGAAGAGATACCCTGACATAGAGGAGGTTAAGTTATATCAAACGAAGCAAAAAGAAATCAGTAAGGACTTACTTCAAGACAATCTAGACACTCTGTACAAAACCAATAACGGAGCCAGTACAAGAACCGGAATACAATTAATTAAAGAAGAAGTATGGGAGCTATCCAACAAATTCCAAAACTACCTAAACACTACAAAAACAAAATCCAAATACCTAAGCAGATTCTGCAACACATATCCTAACCACAAAGACAACCACCTATCAAGATGTAGGGAATTAGTACTTATTTCTCTTACTCACTTCATGAATTCATGTTTGTCTCAGGAAGACACTACAAAAGTCATGAGAAGGACGATCATATCCAACATAGGGAGTGTTTTAGGTCCAAAATTGTTGGCTGACAAAGAACAAGAGCAATACATCAATAAAGACAAAAAAGGATTTAAGCTACTCTCTAGATCAGAACTACTTTTCTTTGCTTATGGTGTACGTGACCAAGATAAAGTATACAAAGCTAGAAATAAAACTGGAATGGAAGTAGGTGCTCAGCTAGTTATGTTCATCTTAGACAACTCTAATATGTTTGAAGTAATAGAGCTAACTAAAAAGAGATCTAGAAAAAACGGAGACCTAATTGTAACGATACCATACATACAAATGACTCCTGAGTACTACGATAAAGCTCAAGAAATGATGTCTACTAACCTACTCTACACTAAAGGTTGTCAGATACCTAGTATACGTAGACCTGTACAATATACCTCCCCCTCTAGATACGGACATCCTTTAGTAAGGAACTTAAAGTACCAGTACAAGGACGAAGAGAACCCAAGCAAGTTTAAATACTTTAAAGAAGATCACTCTGTAGATGAGATGCCTAAAGTATATGAAGCTATAGATCATATTGAGTCAAGTAGATATACGGTTGACACAGAAATGTTGGTTTCCATCTTAGAGTGTATAGAAAAAGGTGTAGAGATACCTGGAATAAGTACAACTGTAGACCTTCCACCAAAACCTCCACTAAGAAAGTTATTCGACACTGAACGAGAGTTTGTAGATGTGTGTAATAAATACAAAGAGGAAAGGCAGCAGGAAGGTGACAACTCCTGGGACGAATTAGTACACAACAGATACATCTCACACTGGTTCAAGATTCTAAAAAAGAAGAAAGGGAATGTATCTAAGTGCAGTGCGTCAATGAGATCCTTAGAGACTGCCTCAAATCTTCAGGAGTACGCAGAACTTTTCTTCCCTCACAACTGTGACAAGAGAGGAAGGTCCTACCCGTTATCGACGACACTACACCCCCAGATCAACGACCTTAGTAAAGGCATTCTGAAATCCTCCATAGGCTGCAAAGTATCAGAGAGAGGTGCTTACTGGCTTAGAGTCAATATAGCTACCCTCTGGGGACAGACAGAAACACACGACGGCGTAACTAAATCTACAGACAAAATGACACTGGATCAAAGAGCTGAGTTTGTTCGTCAGAACTGGGGAACGTTTCAATCAATGGCCATGAATCCAGCAAAATACAATGAGTGGACTAAAGCAGAGGAACCTGTTCAATTCCTAAAAGCAATCAAAGACTACACAGCATACAATAGGAATAAAGAGACTCACAGATCTCATGTAAGCGTAGATTTAGATGCTACTTGCTCAGGTATTCAGATATACGCCATGCTTTACTTAGATAGTCAGGTCGCTCACAGTGTCAATGTAAGCCCTACAGAATGTCCTCAAGACATCTACAAAGATACTGCAGATGAAATGATGAGGATAGTGTTAGAAGGTGAATGCACAGATGAATTAAGCGATGAACTAGCCAGCAATCTTAACAATATGTTAGGTGACTTTAGTAACCCTGCTGTCGAAATGCTCTTAGACAAAAAAGATAAAGAAGGCAACGACTTTAGACAAGAGAAAATAGAAATCCTAAAGCAGTTTAGAGAACACGGTATAAATAGATCACATACAAAAAGACCCGTTATGTGCTTAACATACGGACTAACTCATGAAGGCATTAGGAAATATTCGAAAGAAGCAATTACTGACATGCAGGTGAACTTCTCTTGTGATAAGTTAGCTACTCAGTGTTTCGCTCACATAATTACATACGCCCTAAAGAAGGCTGCTAAATGCGCAACCACTGGCATGAACCTGATTCAAAAAGTAGCCAGGTTCCTAGCACGTAAAAACAAGCCTATCAAATGGACTACGCCGGTTGGGTTTAAGGCGTTTAGAGCTACTGAGAGAATGGAAAGAGATGAAATATTTGTCAACTTCCCTAAAAGAAAAATACACAAGAACAGTCAAGGAGAAAGCGAAGTAGTTTATGAAAAAGGAAGACTTAAATCAACCTACTTAGAGCCAACAGGTAAAATGCACGGGGTAAAAATGGCTAATGCTATGGCTCCTGATTTCATCCATAGCCTAGACGCTTCTCTACTAATGATGACAGTTCTAAAGTGCAAAGAGAAAGGCGTTAATTTCCTGAAACTTGTACACGATAGTTACGGAACTCTGTGCGAGTGGGTGGACGATTTAAACCTATCTGTTCGAGAAGCAGCCTATGAGATATTCAACGGTAAAAATCTTATACGTGACTGGTGCTTAGAAGTAACTGAAACAAATACCTGGGAAGAATGCAAAGAACTTATTAACACAGAAGTATTAGACACCTATTCTCACATGAGTGAAGAAGAGGCCATAGAGGCTAATGGTGTATCAGACTGGGAAATCGAACAAGGAGACCTAGATATGTCTTGTATATTCGACTCACAATACTTCGTTTCTTAGATTGAATAAGGACTAAGTTAAGTCTATATTTGGTTGCGGGGTGGTTCCCGCATTACCTAATCTAGTCCTTATGGTCTTGGTTACGGTTATTTGGTTTGGCCGAGTTGGGTGGTTCCGCTCGGCCTCTTTTATTTCTTAGAGAAGATAGCCAGTACTTTCTCTGGTATTCCACTATCAAATTCACTTGGACGAAATACAGGAACCCAAGCCTTCATATTTTTATCGTTCTTTGATTTATAAGTTACTTTTTTAACAAACTTACCTATATGCGTAAAAGTATCTTCCTGCTTGTTTAAACTGACTATGAACCACTCATCGATCACCAAGATCTCTGCATCCTGTTTAAGCATCAAGTTCTTATCTTTATTTGATAACGAGTTATACATCTTTCTTTTTTGAGAATCTGCAGTGCCATGCACTAATTCAGCTTTGTGACTAGATAGCTCTATGTTCAACTCCTCTAATCTTTTTTCTGCGTTCGAATGAACTTTCATTAGGAGCTTAGCACTGTCCGGGTCCTGAAGTACGTTTGCCTCTATTTGACTGATCTTCTTATGTAGAGAATCCTGCTCTAATAACAACTTAGAAACCTCGTTGTCTTTTTTACCTGAAACAATCATATCCTTCATTAAAGCAAGACTAAAGAAATTATCGAATAAATCATCTGCACTTGAATGAATAGCTATAGAGGAGCAAGACCTCTTTACCCTTTTTCCTAAACAAAAATAAGTAGACTGTTTGTTAATTCTTTTTTGAAAGCCGTACCCACACCCACAATAAAAACACTTAAAAACTCCTGATAGTAAGTTATGGGATCTAGAAGCAACTGCACCTTTACTCCTTGAGCTAAGAGCTATTTGAGTTAACTCCCAAGTCTTTTCAGGAATGACCACAGGAAAAGGAGAATCGTATATACATCGATCCCTGTCTATACGTTTCCTCTTAACTCCTTCCGGAAGCGGTTTAGGTAGATAAATTTTCCCTTTGAATCTAGGGTTCCTAATTATAGACCAGATAGTCCGAGCTCTCCACTTACAACCGTTCCTGGTCGTATATCCTCTATCGTTAAGGAAAGAAGAGATCTGAGTAGTAGACATTCCTTTTAAACATAAATCGAATATCTTTTTAACTACAGAAATCTCTGAGTCTATTTTAGATACCTTGTTCTTGCCTATAGACTCGAAACCATAAGTAAATGGATTCAACGCCAGCTCTCCCTTCCTAGCCATGTCTTGTAAGCTACTTATAGACTTTTCTCTAGATACACTGACTGAATTTTCATTAACTACATTCATGATCTTGAAAATCATTCTACCTTGAGGGCTTTGAATGTCTATCCTTTCCCCAGCACCTAAAAGATCTATACCTTTATCAACTAAAGTTCTTAAAATGTATTCAGCCACTCCTGTATTTCTATTTGTTCTGCTTGCATCCAAAACTAAAATACAATCAACCTCATCTAACCTAGACCACATCTTAGACATAGCAGGTCTATCTTCAGGGTACAGCGTACCTGAGACATCATTATCTAAGAAGGTATCCAAGATATGTATATTGTTGCGTATAGCGTACTCTCTACAAATCCTCTCCTGATTTTTAATAGAGTTCCTAGTACGTCCCGATGATTTAGTATTATCGTCTCTACTTACACGGCAGTATATAAAACACTTCAAATTAAACACCCATATCTACATTGTTACAGGTTAATTTAAGCTGCTTTAAGCTTATTTCAACTAAGGTTATAACTTGGTGCTACATTCAGGTGAATAGTGTCGCTAGTTAGTCTATTTGATTTATAACCATAAGTTACTTTATTTTAGATAATTACAAAAAAGTGCACCCTATATAGGAATACCGAATGATTTTATATCGGTTAATTTTTACATGTAATTCATGTTTAATACAAGGAGCATAACATGAACCTATTAGAACTACATCTATATCCTCAACCAGGAACAGATATTATCAAGTACCAAATAGGATTTTTCGATCAGTCAGAATTCGTGACTATAGGAAAAGGCGCATGTAACGACAAAGAATACATTCTGGAAAAGATAAGTTCGACCTACGGGCATGTACCTGTCTTCGAGAATGAAGAGCTTTTATCTGCTTAATACGAACTGCGGTCATTATTAAGTAGACAATCAATAAAGAACATAGCACCTACATCATTTACAAACCAAATAACCATGAGACCAAAATGACACAAGAGCAACTAACGAACGAAGTACAAGAACTTAATCGCAATGCAGACACAATCATCGTAAGAAATCATGACATCACTACAATGCACGAAGTACTACAAGAACGAGCAGACGAACGACGCAAAGAGCAAGAAAGAGCATCGTACAATAGCGCACTATCGAACGGACTATTACAAGCTTAAATAAACTAGAGGAGTTATGAAACCAACATTTAAAGACAAAATGGTGCAGATACTCCTATCCTGTTACATTAGCCCATATGACCACTTTGAGGAAGTAATGTTCGCACTTAAAGGAATGGGCTACGACGAAGGCATTCTACTCGACTGGATGGAGACAGACGGCTACGACCAGAGACCAAGGCACGACGAAAAAGAGAAATTAACCCGTTACAGATCAGCACAATCACGAGCTACGGCCATTGAAGGTGCACATGTAAGAGGTTTCACTACTCTTAAGAACATTTACTTAGATCAAGGTGGAGATCTATTTAAATTACAGATGGAGGCCAGTGAACTAGAGGACGAGGACGTTGAGTACATTAGTAACGATCCTACGTCTGGTCGAGTAGAAAGAAAGCCGAGACGAGTAGTTCCTTACAAGAGACAATCAATTCTCCCTGTAAGGCTACCTGAACAATTACCTATACTAACACTGGATTGTCAGTACCAAATGTACTTGCAATTATTATTCCGAGCAGGTGAACAGGTTTTTGGAACCAGAGACCCTAGATTCGGAGGAAACTCAGTACTGGTAGACACTTTACTAAAAGACCCAGTACATAAACCAATTTTCATCAATATAAACCCGTGCAACGGACTGAACGGTAACGATAATGTAACTGATTTCAGGCATACCTTGATAGAGTGTGACGATGTACCTAGTCTAGAGCTCCAGTACGCTATGCTACTGAACTCTAGACTCCCTATTACATGTATTGTAGACTCTGGAGCAAAGAGCCTTCACGCAGCTGTAAAAGTAGAAGCAAGTAATTATGAAGAGTACTCTGAACGAGTAAACCTGATAAAAGAATTCTGCGAAGGCATAGGTATAAATTACGACTCAAAGTGCAGAGATCCGAGTAGGTATACACGTTGTGCCGGGACAATTCGCAAGCTTGATAAGCCAGTTATTTGGCGAGAAAGAGAAGCTTACACAGAACATCCTCAAAGTTTAATAGACACTAATAAGGGGTCCAGGAGTTTTCTAGAATGGAAGCACTTGTATCTACCTGACTTTATAGACTTTGAGAAATATTAAACCAAATAACCTGAATCTTGCAAGGGTAAAAACCAAACCAAAGGAACACAATCATGAAACGTGATCGAATAATCAGATTTAAGACCAACTACCCTAAATCGGCTTGGAGCAAAGAAATCTCTGACTTCAAAGTACCAGAGTGCTCTTTCAAAGAGCTAATGTCTAAATTCAGGAACTACAACAATAAATTTGGTGACGTGTTCGAGATCGTTAGTCACGGAGTTTACTAGATGGGCAGTAAATACAGATTCCGAAAAGGCGATACAGCAATATGTACAAATGCCGACGGTATCCTCAATACATTGACTGTAGGCAAAGAATACGAGATTCTTGATAGATCTAGAAACCACTCAGGGACAGAGATGGTGAAACTGATAGCAGACCACGGTGGATCTACTCGATGTGATGCTTCTAGATTTAAGGTAAAGGAAGTCCACTCTAAAGAAGAGTTCTGGATTGAAGAAGAGTACTGGACTAGTTCACAACTACTTCTCGTAGCCAGTGAATTATCTACGAATTTACATAAACTAGAGACGAAACTCAATAAAGCACTCTACAGGGAACAATCACTTAAAGCGCAAGTGAAAGAGTCTCAGATAGAGTTAGGTCACTCTAAAGCCAGAGAAGAAGTTCTTACTAAGGACAGGGACGCAGTAACTAAAGAACGAGATGTCTGGGAGAAGAGAGCTGAATCTTGTGCTAGTCAAATAAGGAAACTTAAGTCTGAGTTAACTAATGCTAAGGAAGTCAGACCTAAGAACATTGACCTAAGTACCTCTGTTCGATTACCTAAACCTAAAGAAGGTAAAAAGTATGTTCAGGTAATTGAATCAGTATTCAGGAACTTCAGTCTAGAGAATATAGAGAGTATGCCCTTCTCTGAGCAATTACTATTTGTCATTCAATTGATGTCGATCAAAGAACAACTTAACGAATAACCCTAACAAAAGGAGCGAAGTTGAGTCCACTACAAGAAAAACTCATAGCTACCGCTCGTAAAGAATACCAGTATAAAGATACTGAGGAGTTTGTTGAGTTATTTAAGTCTACTGAAGACATAGAGAAACTAAGATCTTATTTCACTGCATTAAGGGAAGGGTACGAAAGGAGAGATTACGTCCCTCCAGCTACTCTTCCCCCTGAGAAAGTCCAGTACGAGTTCGAAGTCCCAAATGCCGAACTAAGCACTAAAACACTTATTCAGAAAATGGAGAAAAAGCTTAGAAGTCCTGAGTATAATCAATTCATAAAACTTAAGGACGCAAAGCTTAAACTAGAGCAGGAAGACTTTAACACAGTAATGCCTAGGCTAGTGTCTCAAACACTAGATAAGCTAGACTGTACTGCATATCAATTATTCTACATATTCAGGACCGCTGCAATGCAGTTCGGACTGTCAGACAGTGATCAAGTACTCATGAATCTTATTAACAAGATCTACACCGAGTACAGACACCATAAAGACACTGAAGAATGGAAGCAGAAGAACCAAGCAGTAGAAGAGTCAAACAAGGTAGCTGAAGAATCCAATAACAAGTACGCTAAATGGCAAGATGTAGCTAAAAGAGTCGTGGAAGACGATTCCTTAACTAAAGTATTTCCTTTCCTGAAGAACTTAGATGTTAACGACGAAAAAAGCTTAGAAGTACTGGCACATATCGTATGCATCAAGATATCCAGAGACAAGCATCTACTCTTAGACCCTAAGACCTTAAAGTACACTTACGAAGTCAGGGACTCTTCAGAAGTAATAACTCTAATATCCCAGCAATTCCAGTACGTAAATCCTTTATGTATTACTGAACGTGAAGTAATCGATAAGGACGGAAACATTAGAACTGTACCTATCCCTAAGACGGAGCTGTACGACATGCACATAATGATTACTCAGTACACTGAAATAGATCTACGTGCACCTCACAAATACGAGCTGTCGCTAAAGGATGAGCAACTAGGTGTCAAACAGTCAGGCGTTACAAGAGCTAATATAACTCCTGTATACTCTGAAAAATGTGACACATGGATGAGAGACGCATTCGGTAACAACTACGAATATATCAGATGCTGGGTAGCTCACTGCCTAGACTTCAATAAACCGTTACCGATACTCAGTATAATTGGGCCACCTAACACAGGAAAGTCTCTCCTTATTAATGCTATTGAAGAGCAGATACAAGATGCCGAGGCGCACTTAAGCCCTATAGATCATCATGAATCAGGATATAACGGCCAATTACTATCTAACCCATTTGTTGTTGCAGACGACGGTGGTTTAGTAGTTACTCCGAAGAACAGGGAACTGTGGAAAGACAGGTTCAAAAACTACGTCACTCACACAGCATGGAAAGTGAACCCTAAGTACGGAGGTCAGACCACCCTTCACGGACATATAAGATGCTACTGTGCCTTCAATCGAGATAAGCCACATGTAAGATCTATGTTTAACGAGAAGAACGAGGCACTAGGTCAAAGAATCTACGACGTTGAAATACACGAAGAGAAATCAGACTCAATTACTCAGATGTTCTTAAATGAAGATGTTCTAGGGGAGCGAGACGTATCTAACAAGTGGCTAAATAACGGACATCTAACAAAACACGTAGCTTGGTTAATACATAACAAAGACAAGTTTCCTGTACCTAAAGGAACTGGTCGCTGGGGAAATATGACTGACTACAAGTTTATAGGTGCTGTAGCAACATCCAACACTGAACAACTAATACTTGAGTTCTTGTCGGACTGCGTAGACGAATGTTCGTTCTATTGCCGTAGACAGGAGGTAGATCTAGCTGACAACATCGTTGTACTTCCAAAGGAGTTTACTCAAGCATTTAAAGAGTCCTCTGGGATCAGAAATGTACCTAAACAGAGTGCTATTGATATCCTAAAAAACCTAGGAGCAGTCAATAAATCAGTAAGAGTTGGAGAGTCCATCAAAAAAGCTTGGGTATTCCCGACTAAAGGAACAGAGTTTGAGCGAACAGAATGAACACGCTAAAGTAATAAAGTTCTCTGTTAGTCAAGCTAAAACTTACGAAATGTGCAACCGGAAATGGTTTCTTGAAAAAGTAGATAAACTGCCTATTAAAATGGCCGACTCTACTACACGAGGATCTATACTTCACGAAGTACTTGAACGTTGGTTATTAGCTAATGAACAAGGTCTAGATGAGAAAGGCAATCCCGTCAACCTCTACCCTGAAAACTGGTACATTAAGGAAGAGAAAGGTCAAACTAAAGAAATCACATTTGCAGAGCAAGCGTGGATTCGTAGAATCATTCCTGACGCTATAGCTAACGGAGTTCTTTGGAGACCTCCTAACAGGAGAGTTGAGTTCAAGTTCGAGGAGGAACTTCTTCCTTCAGAAAACGGACTGCCGGCAGTGCAAATCACGGGACTCATTGACTTAGCTTACGACTGGACTATCGGAGACCATAAATCATGTAAAAACCTTAACTGGGTACTTAACAGTATAGAAGGGAGTGACAAGTATATCGGAGACGATGTACAATTACTTACTTACTGTTATTACTGGGCTAAGTACAGGACTAACGGATTTGAAAAAGATCCCCCTGAATACATGGATGTAGAGCATTATCAATACCCTTTTGAAGGTAAAGATAAGCGCAAAGGTCAAGGAATCCCTCAGACTACGAAAGCCAGAGTATCTTGGAAAAGAGTACTTCAGAACTTTGAGACTTTAAAAAAGACCGCAGAGAAATGTAGAGACACTAGATACAAATCTACTAAATACATAGAGATAGAGCCTAATGAAGAATCCTGTGGAGCATACGGTGGCTGCAACTTTGTAGCTATATGTGCAGGTCAGGAATCATTAGACAATTACAAAGAACGAATAAAATACCAAATAACCCCTATCGGTCAATATACCGAAATACCAAAGGAACAGATAGATATGAGTGACCCTTTCGACGATCTACTCGAAGAAACAACCAAGAACGATGAAGCAAATACAGCTAACCTAGAAACTCCTGTAACCGACACTAAGAAAGAAGAGACTCCTGACCCTGCAAAGAACGAAACAAAGTTCAAGGTTGACGGAACCCGTGAAGAACTAATCGAGAAAATCGGAACTCTGCAGGACATGCAAGACAATATGGGCATGGACATGACTGAGCAGATTAAACAATTACAGGCTCAGGTAGATAAACTAGATGCAGAAGAGAAAGCCAAACAGGAAGCAGAAGCCAAGGCTAAAGCTGACGCTGAACAAGCCAAGAAAGAAGCCGAAGAACTTGCTAAGAAAGAAGCCGAAGAAAAGAAAGCTGAGCAAGGTAAGGGAGATGTCGATACTAAGACAAATGCTGAACCAGACAGCTCAGGAAGTGTGGAATCTACACCAGAAAATGAAGCCAGTGATTCAGTTATCATAGATGCAGGTGCATACGAGGCATATGAACCGAACTTCAAGACCAAAGCAAAACGTTCTCCTTCAGGGATAATTCTCTGTATCAACGGACATGCTCAAGGTTACTCTAAGTACATTACTGCTCAAAAGATATGGGACGAGTACTCTAAATCTGCACTGGCTTACTGTAAGTCAACAGGTAAAGAAGAACCTACCATATTCGCTCTTAGGGATGCGGTAGCAGGCAAGGCAGAAGAGATTGCTGAAAAGCTTAAAGGACATGTAATTCTAGCTAATTCAATTACAGCGAATACACGTCCTCTATGTGCAGCATTATCCGAACTGGACAACGCCCAAGTATTTATCGGGAATGCTAGCTAAATAACCTCCTTGCACTGACCCAAAGGAAACTACCGGAAAGGTAGTCAAAGTCACGTAGTTCGTGCTCTTTGGGTCAGTGTCCTTTAACCTATAGGAGCCTTATGGATAAATCAGTATGTCACTTCTCATGTGGATCTACCTCGGCTATAGCCTCCTTAATAGAACTATGTAATAGGCCAGAGTCGGAGATCATATATGCCGACCCTAAAGCAGAGCATGGAGATAATTTAAGGTTCTTAAGAGACTTTGAAAAACTAACTAAAAAAAAAGATTACCGTAGTCCAGTCTAAAAAGTATAAAAATATTTTTGAAGTGTTCGAAGATAGAAAATACCTCGCAGGAATTCAAGGAGCCCCTTGTACTACATACATGAAAAAGATTCCTATTAGGGATTATTTAAGGGATCGACTTTACTCGGAAAGGCAAGTATTCGGGTACACTGCTGACGAAAAAGTTAGAATCAATAGATTTGTACAGAACAATCCAGAAGTTACTCTACATACTCCACTAGCCAACCACAATATCACTAAAAAAGATTGTCAGTTCGTGATACGTGAGCTAGGACTAAAACTACCTAAAATGTACAAATTAGGATACAAAAACGCTAATTGTACAGGATGCGTTAAAGCCAACTCTATAGGGTACTGGGCAGCAATCCGTGAAGACTTCCCTGAAGTGTTTAATTGGTACGCAAAGTTTGAGCGGACCATAGGTAAAAAAGACCCTTTAACAGGAATCCCTAAAGGTGCTGCAATAAATCGCAGGACAATCAAAGGAAAGCGAGTACGAGTCTTCCTAGACCAAATACCAAAAGACCAAGCGCCTAAGAGAAATATCTCTTTTTCGTGCGGTTATACTTGTGGGGCTCAGGATATGGACATTGAAATAGAGAACGAGATTGTTGGGGAACCTACAAGACACGCTAGAAATGTACTCAAGGTAATCAAAACAATTCTCAACCTATAGGAGTCTTATGTTAGAATTAACTGAGCAAAGATCTAGCTCCGACATGGACAGGATTATAGGTCTTCCTAGAATTGCAGATATACCTCCTGACTTAGTCAAGAAGTTCTCAGAACTATTACTACTGCCTTCTGCTACATGGACTATATTAAATCAGACCCAGATAGCTTCATTGATTTCGTATAAAAAGTTTAATGGGTTATTAGGTGCTATAGGCGTCGGTCTGGGAAAAACATGTGTATCATTCAAAATAGCTGATTTCGCATACGCTAAAGGACTTAGAAAGATAATCCTTTTAGTACCTGCTAACTGTGTAGATAAAACAGTACAAGAACTTCCAGACCTCAAGAAAGAGATAGCAGTAAACCTCCCTGTACACTGTCTAGGAGGCCAACCGAAACAGAAAAGACTAAAGCTGTCTAGGGAAACATCCGGGTTATTCGTCATGTCTTATTCTCAGTTGAGTCTTAAAGATACAGATGAGCTACTTAGTAACATATCCCCTGAGTGTATTATAGCAGATGAAGCGCATAACTTAGCCAACCTTACTTCAAGTTGCACTAAACGAGTTAAAAGGTACATGGACGAATTCCCTGAGACTGAGTTCTGTGCTATGTCAGGAACATTAACAGCTAAAGGTCTACATGACTATGCTCACTTATGTCACTGGGCACTTAAATCAAACTCCCCTCTCCCGTTAGTGTGGGCTGATGTAGATAAGTGGGGTTACTGCATAGACACTACTTTCTCTTCTCACGTATTTGGTAACGAAATGAAACCTTTACTTGAATGGGCAAGAAAAAACTACCCTAATCAAGAGTTCGACGAGGAAGAAGTAGCAAGTCTAAGAAGAGCATACAAGCTAAGACTTGAGACAGCACCAGGAAGCATCACTTCCGGAGACGCAACTGTATCTGCAAGTCTGCTAATTGAGAATGTACCTGTCAAAGACCCAGAGGGTTGTCCAGGATGGGACAAACTACAGGAATACATTCGTCAAGTAGACAATTATTCGATGGCCCCAAACGGCGATGAGATACAATACCCTATTCATAAGTTCAGGTACAATTACGAATTATCAGTAGGCCTGTACTTAGAACTGTATTGGCCAGAACCAGAAGTAATCGCTGATAGAAGAGAAATACCTTTACACGTAGCCGAGGAATATTTACACAAGAGTAAAGAACACCTGACTGCACATCAAATGTACTCGTCCGAGCTTAGAACGTGGCTAGAAGAGAACTCTATCTCAGGTCTAGACAGTCCTATGCTTGTAGGTCTGGAGATGCATCACCACGGAGCAAACCGAGTCGGAGATGAACTGTACACTAAATGGAGGTTCATGAAGTCCAAAGAATTCGATGAAATAGTCGAAAGAGACTCCAGAGCACATAGGATATGTGACTACAAAATTAAAGCAGCAGTATTACATGCTAAGAAAGTAAAGAAGTCATGTATTTATTGGGTATATCATCAAGAAGTAGGCAGGTGGCTCTACGAAGAAATGCTTAAATCTGGCCTAGATGTTTTGTACGCTCCTTCAGGTAAAACTGGATCTAAAATAATCCTAGACAAGACCAACGGAGACAAGTTCATAGTAGCTAGTATTTCGGCATTCGGTACAGGACAAAACCTACAGAGATTCAGATACGCTTATTTCGTGCAGCCCTCCAGAAGTGCTACACAAATGGAGCAGGCACTAGGTAGACTTCATAGACAAGGATACCCTCACGATCAGTGTATCCAGTTCACAAACCTAACTACACAGTTCGATAAAATGATGTTCTCTGCAACTATGGCCGACTCTTTGTACATACACCAAACACAAACTAACCAGAAATTGATCTACGCCGACTATAACCCCGTCCCTGAGAACTTCAGCAGACAGGTGCTTAAAGAACGTGGATTGATACTTAATGAATCATTAGAGGAGAGCTATGTATGAGAAGGTATAAAGTTAAAAAAGTAACTGACTGCTTTCATGAAGAGATGGAGAGGATACAACTACACGAATGGGATGAAGAGAGAGAAGCTACTGGAAACAACTCGGTCCTCTACCTGTAAAACATGCTACTAAAATAATGGCAGATGTAGTTGGAGAATCTGTAGTAGGCGCATTAGGGAATGTTATGCAAAGACTGCCTAAGTCCATGCCTTTACAAACTACTTACTTCGACGAGCAAGTTATAACTCTAACATATAAAGATAACTACTACAGGAGCTTTGATGTTAAATACGCTGCACAATTAGCTGTAGATAATCTCGCAGAGGATTTTATCGCCCGAGCTATAGTTAGTTTAGTATCTCAAGAACTGTACGACAAATGCATGTCTCAAGGACACTACAAGGAGGATTCATGACTGAGAAATTCAAAAAGTTCCTAGAGGACCACCTTGTACTCGAAGAGTTCCTTAAAGGACTAGAGTCCGTTGGACTTACTCTAGAGCGATTCTGTGATTCTCATTGGCCTGTACAATACATCTCCCACTCACCTTCTCTAAATACTAAGATAAGTATAGAGACTTGGCACGCACTAGATGACGAGTGGATGAGAATAGTCAATAGTCGCAATGGCTTATAACCACCTAACCAAATAACCAAGGAACAACTTTAAATGAAGTCAGATACATTATCTTTAATAGGATCGTTAGTCATTATAGTCTCTTTCATAGTATTCTGCATAGGAGCTATGATCTACCCATACGCAACAGCAGATACTATTGAGTTCACTGTAGAGGAAAAGACTGTAGTAATCAGTAACTCTAAATCCAAGTACCTTATATTCACGACGGACGAAGTACTTCAGAACAAAGACTCTATTATGCGATGGAAATTTAATAGCTCAGATATTCAGAGAGAACTCAAAGAAGGTAGCACCTACAAAGCAGATATATATGGATGGAGAGTACCTTTCTTCTCAATGTATAAGAACATCGTTTCAGTGCAGAAGGTAGAGTGACACATTATGTAGCCTGTGACCCTGACACAAAGAAAGCCTCGTATGCAATCATAGATGAAGAAGGAAAGTTAGTAGATGCTTGGTGTATTAATTCAAAAGACCTCAAGGACTCTGCTAAACAACACTCTTTACATATCCCTGAAGTAGACCCTAATGTTACATACATATCTACAGTAGAGTCTCAACAATTCTACCCCGGAGACACGCCAGCAAAGGTCAAATCATTATTAACTCTAGCACGTGCATGCGGCATATCAATGATGTACATAGCACAGCACTTTAGTCAACCTGAACTAATACTCCCTCATACATGGTCCAGGTCCAGGACAAAGAAGCAGAACCAATTCTGGCTTATAAAGAAGATGGGCATGACCGTGATAGAATGTGCTGGGTATTGTGCAGCGGTTCAGTTATTACCTCGTTTCAAAAAAACTGAACAGAAGCATTTATTAGACGCTGTATGCATTGCTCAGTTCGTCAGGGAACAGCACCAAAAGAAACAGGCACTAAATAAATTTAAACAAAGCGGTAAATGAACAACCAACAAAGAATAGAACTTTCTAAGGCGTTAGATAAACTCTCCTTAGAACAACGTGCAGACCTGTACCGAAAAGCAGAAGATCTGTTTAACCAGAACAAGATTCGGACCACAGTATCGGAGTACGTCTACGGTGAACTCTATATAAATAAGAAATCACCGTATTACATAACACACAAACTGTAAGACCAAATAACCAAGGACAAAGAACATATGAGTCAAGACCATTGGGCTGATCAATTCAACAGCGCAAAACCTAAATCATCATCTGCATACATGGAACCAGGTAACTTCCTTTTACGTATTGACAATATCGAACGTGGAAAGAACCGCAAAGGCATAGGTAACTTTAAAGTCGAAGGTGAAGTAGTTCACTGCTTCGATGGAACAAATACAGTTGGAAAATCTGTATGTGACCTGCATTCAGAATCAAGTGACTTCTTCTTCAATGAGGTTAAAACACTTATGGCTGATATATTCGGCACTACAGTAGATAAAATTACTTTCGATCACTTATTGAAAGCAGCAAGTCCAGAACAACCCTTGAAGGGTATGGTAGTTGAGTACTCCGCATGGAAGAAAGACCCTGAGAAACCTTTCGTCAAGAAGAAATGCAAAGGACCTATTACTAAATCCGAATTCGAGGCTAAGGCATCTGAAGAGAACTACGAAAGATACGTGGACTCTTGCCGATTCAAGAAAGAGCCCGAAGCATAATGGAGCCAGACTACCCGGATGGACACATCCCAGACTCAGTTACTCCAGACCATGTAGAAAGAACAATAGTCGAAGTACAAACTAGAACGGACTACTTAGTAGGTAAACTGACTACTGTAGTTGCTGTCCGGCTCAAGAACGGATTCACTATTGTAGAGACCGCTACTTGTGTAGATCCCGACAATTACTCAGAGAATCTTGGACATAAGGTTTGTATGAAGAAGATCAGAGACAAGATCTGGATGCTGGAAGGTTATCTCTTACAGCAGAGAAAGCACGAAGAAGTACCTTTCTAATACTAGGTAATTACTGCGGAATTCAAGCACTTGTGGACGCAATAGATCCAAGTACGGTGAAAGCCCGGATTCCAGAGGCAAGGTTGAGCCAGCGTAACAAATCAATTAAAGAGCGATGTCACTGTATCTCTTTAAACTCCGTGACTTAAGCAAGGGTAGCTCAGTGGTAGAGCTCGGGACAAGCCCGGTAGGAATAGGAACTATTATTTGACTACTTTTAGTCCCTAGTCCAGATAAGTCTAGTCAACTATCGCGTAGGTTCGAATCCTACTCCTTGCACTTAAGACCTCAAGACAGACCGGAAAATGCACGAGGCAAAACTGATAGTTCGATAGGTTCAACAGTAAATGAGCGTATATAAGCAGAGTTAGTGTAACTGGTAGCACAGCACCCTAGGTGTATCTAGGACTCATCAACCTAGTTCATGAGGCTGATTAACTCGTGAAGTCTTGGTTCGAATCCAAGGCTCTGCATTTCTCTCGGAGAAGGAACGCTCTGAGGACGGTAAGTAGGTTGTCGTCAGAACCTATAACTACAACGGTGAAAGTCCTAGATATGAGGTAGCTCCTTGTGTCAGGCAATAAGAATAGGTAGCTCAGTGGTAGAGCATCGCATCGATGGGTTTATTAAAAATATTCATGATAAATAGATAGACCGAACACCGAAAGTCGTAGGTTCGAATCCTACCCTATTCACTACTTAACGTCAGAACTAGTCCGAAGTGACTTTAAACAGTTAATGGTGTGATGAGCTGACTTATTCGCACTCCTATACCTAGCAGGCCATAGTCCTAAGTAACAAGGACAATAACTAGGTTAGTTACAACAGAAGCAACCGGACACAGGCACTGTAAAGCACTGTGTAGACCCTGATAGTTCCTCGTACAACAGTAAATGAACGGGACAATTTTAAGGAGATAATATGACTGATAAACAGTACAGATGCAGTTCTTGCGGGGGTTCTTTCGTTGTACGTTACGATACAGAGAACAGTAACCTTCATGTAAAATGTCATAGAGTTAGGTGCATGTCTTCAGGTAACTGCAAAGCCACTTATGAGGTCCATAGCTCAAGATGTAAGAGAGACTTTGAAACATGTGAACTAATAACGATCTAAAGTCCGTTTTAAACACTGGACTGCACCCTTGAATGAAGGTCCCGATAAGACGTGCAGGCAAACGGGACGGTGGTCAGAGCAAGACCTCTAAGAGATAAAATCAGACCTAAGTGTCTATAAACTCACAGGCTTGGTTGAGCCCTTCTGAAGAATCAACCCAGTACAGGAAACCAGACCGCACACAATAGCAAGCGGAGATAATGTAAGGTGGCTCGATAGAAAGAGTTTATTTCGTAGGTGAAAAACCTACTCTGTACTTTATCAATCTACACGTGGACTACCCCACGTATCTGGTAGAGGGAAGCTAGTTCCCGTTAACTATTAGCAGTTAGTGTATTTCTCTAGAAAATACAGGTAAACAAGAGGCCTTACATCTGTATCAAGTCCCGAAAAGATAGGAATGTAGATCTTATCGAATTAAGGCACGACAACGTAGAGTAACCAGGATAGGTGCTCGGGTAGAAGTATGCAGCTTCGGGGTTCGAATCCCATACGTTGTCCTTAGTCCTAAGACGGTGGAGAGGTATGGGAGACATCCCTCAAGTACCTCAAGGCCGACCCTCGTGGAGAGGGAGGAGGTAATACTAGAGACGTGATCAGGGAAGACAAACAGTTGTCTCGTAGGAGGATGCTCTGAAGGCAGCCAGTACCCAACTGACACTCAATAACTCACTTAGGACTTTATATCCAAATAACCAACTAAATAACCAAGACCAAAGACCAAAGACCAAAGACCAAAGACCAAAGACCAAAGACCAAAGACCAGAGACCAAATAACCATGACCGAATATAGAAAATACCAACATGTAGAAAAACTAGGGAATACAGAAGTAGAAGGAATCGAACTAGGTGACTGCTACATATTCCCAAAGATAGATGGAACCAACGCTCATGTATGGCTTGATCGAGAAGACAATTTAATAAAGTTCGGGAGTCGTAAGAGACAACTAACACTAAGCAAAGACAATGCCGGGTTTATGGAATGGGCTTCAAGTAACTATAATTTATTAGATACAGTATCTTACTTAGATACGTTCTACCCTAATTGCCATGTATACGGAGAGTGGTTAGTACCTCACACTTTAAAGACATACGAAAAAGAAGCATGGCGCAAGTTCTATATCTTCGATGTAGTTAAACAAGACGGCACTCACGTACACTACGAAGATTATAAAGTACTTTTAGACAAAATGGTCTACACTGACTACATAGTTCCTATGAGGGTTATTAAAAACCCTACTACAGAAAACCTGTACAAGTGTCTAGAAGATAATGACTATTTGATTAAGGACGGGGAAGGTAAAGGAGAAGGAGTAGTAATTAAGAACTACGATTTTGTGAACAAGTACGGTAGACAGACATGGGCTAAAATAGTCACTGCAGACTTTAAACAAAAGCACAGAAAAGCGGACGGCCCTCCTAAATGTAAAGGCTCAGATTACGTAGAAGAAAAGATCATAAATCAATTCCTTACTGACGATATCATAGACAAGGTTTATTCTAACATTGTTACTGAGTCCGAAGGATGGTCCTCTAAAATGATTCCTAGACTTCTTCACACCGTTTTCTACGACCTTGTACGTGAACACTCATGGGACTTTATCAAAAAATTCAAGAACCCTAAGATCGATTATAAAGTTCTAAATAACTTCACTACACTTAGAGTCAAAGATCACCTCTCTCAATTGTTCTAAGGAGTCCGTATGAGAAGACTAATACTAATGAGAGGCCCACAAGGATCGGGTAAATCCACCTTTGCTAAAGAATTACTTTCTATGTCGAGCAACATGGTTCGTATCAATTGTGATGACTTAAGATTAATGATGTTCAATGTAGTCTTCCATCCAATGCACTCAGAGCCTGTTAAAGAAACAAGTATAGCTATACTTCAACATCTCATAGAGAATACTAAATACTCTATAATCATGGACAATATGAACATTAATTCAGAGGAGACTATTCTCGAATTCATGAAATCATATCCCGATGTCCAGGTATCTACAATACAGATGCACACTCCTCTAAATACGTGCATAGACCGTAACAGTAAGAGACCAAACCCAGTCCCTGAGAACGTTATTAAAGAGATGTACGAAAAAGCTTCAGACTAACCAAATAACCAAGGACTTTTTATGCCTCATATACTTTTAGGCTTCTTATGCAGTGGGGCTATTGAGCCTGTTCATGAATTTAAGCCTATCCCAATGTGGAGGAATTCTGACCCTCATAAAAGACGCAAAAAATACAGGCCTGAGAAAAGACGTGCCGGGATGAAAAAGAAGCAGATTGAGAAACGTAGAGCGAGGAAAAAACTATGATCGAGCAACTAGGATATGTTTCACTGTTATTAATCTCTCTCATTATTTTCTTTGCTGTCTACTATATTATCATAGACCAGATACCACGAATCAAGCAAAGTGGTTTACAGAACGACTTTAGATCCGGTTACAATTACGCTGTATCTGAATATCTCAAAGGTTTAGATACTGACCAGATCCAGAGGCAGATAGATGTGAGTGTCTGCTTCGATCCTACTATGTTCGATAAAGGGGCTTCTCAATCTGTTTCTGATATCCGAGATAGAGAGAAAGAACAACTACTCAGATTCAAGTACGAGATGCATGAGAAACTAAGACAGCGAGTAGATATATTTAACTCTATTTATCTCGCCCTTCATTATGATCCAACTAACCCGGGACATAGGCTGGAAGATGCCATGTTCTCAGGTAGACACTTAATCAATGAACTAGAATCGCTAGGTCTTATTGAGGACTCATTTCACAGAATCAAAGAAGAGAAAGGTTATGCGCATGAGTAAAGAGTATAAACCCATCGATAGATATCCAGACGGTAGAGTCGGAGTGACTGCAGGTAAAGGAGAACTATCTTTCGGTTTTGCTGTTACAGAGGACGATACACCCTTTCTAGCTATCAGTGTAAACCACTCCCCTAAGCCAATAGGTGCAGGAGATCTAGACGCTACTGACAGGTTAAGACTACTAGATATAAAGTTCCTTAATATCGAGTCCGTTATGTCCCTTGAGTACATCCTAAATGAAATAAAGAAGCACTTAGATGGACTGGACTAAAGAACCTGAAACCACGACCAATTATCACGAAGACTACGGATACCTTCATTACTACAATAACCTGTTCGAAATTCGATTTATCTTTGAGCCGGAAAGAGGACTTAGAGATGCTTGGACACTAATCCATAAAGAGTCTGGACGAACCTGGTCGAGAGAAGGAATCAACGAACACCTTACATGTATGGGACTTGCTGAAAACTATACCTACCAAATAACCAACACCAAATAAACCAAACCAAATAACCAAGGACTTATATGTGGATTATTCCGAACCACCCAGCCAAGCACGTATCTTGTCTCTCTGCGCAGGATATGGTGGCATCGAAAGAGGACTTAAAATTGCTAGAGTCCCGCATAGAGTCATCACTCATGTGGAGATCGAATCTTTCGCCATTGCGAACATGGTTGACAAGATGGAAGCGGGTCAAATGGATTGGGCTCTTATTCACTCGGATGTTAAAACCCTCCCTCTACGCCCGTTTCGAGGAAGCACTGACATACTCACTGGAGGATACCCTTGCTTTACAGAAGGACACCTTGTCCTCACTAAAGAAGGACATAAGCCCATCGAACAAGTACAGCTTGGAGACCAGGTTCTCACTCACAAAGGAAGATGGAGAAAAGTACTTAGCGTCATGCAGAAGACTGGAGCCAGTACTCGTCTCATTTCCCACGGTGGCCAACATGGTATTGAATGTACCGATGAGCACCCTTTCTATACTAGACAAAGATACAGAGTCAAGGGAGAAAGACGATTCAAGCAGCCAGAGTGGACAGAAGCTAAAGACGTATGCAGAGATACGTTTATCTGTGACGTTACCCCAGTTGATAAAGAATCTGATGAACATACTGAAGGATTCTGGGAACTTGTTGGAAGGTGGCTTGCTGACGGATACACCCAATACCAAGGAAAGAAAGGAAAGGCCGTTTTCTGTATCGGTAAAGTTAAAGACGAAGAGTTTAGAAACATCCTCGAACAATCGGGATTCACAGCTTACAGATCAGAAGAGCGAACAGCTATTAAATATCACATCACCCAGACTAACTTCGCAAGATTTCTTGACCAGTTTGGAAAAGGGGCTGAGAACAAGTATATCCCTGGGTGGGTATTTGGACTTGAAGATAGTAAAGCCAAATCACTATTCTCTGGATACATGTCAGGGGATGGACACAGAGAAAAGTCAGGATACAGAGCGACAACAGTTTCTAGAAGACTGGCATACTCTTTATCGATGCTTGGATCAATTGTTCTCGGATGTGTACCTAGTGTCAGGCTCCAGAAGACTCCCGATACAACTGTCATCGAAGGACGAACAGTCAACCAGTCAGACTACTACACTGTATCATTTCCCTCCAATAACCAAAAAGTATTCTTCAGAGAAGGAAACTACGGTTGGAGACAAATCAGATATAACGATGTATGCCGAACAAATCAACGAGTATACAATATCGAAGTTGAAGAAGATAACAGTTACACAGTCAACAACATTGTGGTCCACAACTGCCAGCCATTTTCTATGGCCGGAAAGCGACTCGGAAAAGAAGACCCTAGACACCTCTGGCCATACATATGTAGAATCATCGACGGCATTATGCCCAGAATGTGTTTCTTCGAAAACGTCGAAGGACATATCTCTAAAGGACTGCTCCAAGTGCTCAAAGATCTGGAAGAAAGAGGTTACAAAACGACGTGGGGAGTATTCTCTGCGAGTGAAGCAGGCGCACCTCACCAAAGGAAGCGAGTCTTTATCATGGCCTACAAGCAGGGTGTCCGATGCCGAAGGAGGCAGGATTCAGACAGAGATAACCCCGACTGGTTTCAAATCGTACAGGCAAACGTCCGAGCGATGGTACGGAGCCAAATTGAGAGATGCAGTCGAGACACTGGAAGCGAACTGGGGAACCCCAAGAGTGACTTCGAACGGTGGATATGGAACTCCGAAGAAAGATCACAAGAGTCGTCTAGAGGATCAGGTAGCTTACGAGCATGTACAGAATTTGAAAACCCCTCAGACAGTGGACTGCGGAGAAGCGAGACCACCGAGATACAAGGGCAATGCTCCGTCGGAGAAAGGCAACACGAGAGACCCGTTGAAAGAGGGATCATATCGAATGGATCTGAAAGACCAAGTAGTACTTCCTCCGAACTGGACAACACCGACTGCCAGAGATCACAAGGACACACCGGGTCAGGCGACTGTTCGCAAGGACGGGAAGACCAACATAGACCAGCTACCGAGGCAAGTATTCGTTGGCCTGCAAGACCCAACCAGCAACAACACGAATGGGAGCACCAAAGGGTTACAATTAAACCCGGACTGGGTGGAGCAACTAATGAGGATTCCGGTAGGTACAACGTCACTCAGGATAACAGAATCGAAAGACTCAGAATGCTCGGAAACGGAGTAGTACCTCCTCAAGCAGCTATAGCCTTTTTAATACTCACTAAACAATTACTGGAGGAGAATTATGAAATGTTTAAAACAAGTGGTTACTGCGACTATTTACCGTAAAGGAAAAATTCTAGTCTCAGCTAGTAATGACATACAGAACTATGTTGAGAAATGCCCTAGACTAGGGATGGCTACCGGAGAAGGTTACGACCTATGTAGATCTGTTTGTGGTCAAGAAGGTCACGCAGAGATACAGGCAATTAATAAGGCCAAGGCTCTTGGACTAGATCTTGAAGGATCGGTTCTATATCTAAAAGGTCACACTTACGTCTGCAGTAACTGCAGGATGCACATGGAACAGACTGGGATAGATCTATTTGTGATAGAGGACTCTGAATGTATAAAATAGGCTTCGACTTTGAGTCTTATAAATTCACTCCTGAGTCCGGCCCCACTCCTAAACCAGTATGTCTAAGTTTCGCTGACTCTAAGAACAGACAGAAAGTATATGCTTCCTGCGATTCTGGATACATGAAACTTATAGAGATGTTGGTCAACCCCGAACTAGAAGCAAAGAGAATTGCACATAACCTAGCTTTCGACCTTTGTCTCATAGCACGACACTCCCCTCACCTGTTACCTCAGATATTTGCCTGCCTAGAAAAAGGTTACTTTGTATGCACTGTACTGAGAGAAAAGCTACTTAATTTAGCTACACTTGGATGGATAACAGAGGGCGAAAACGACTCCGGTAGATATTGTAGAAAAGTATACGATCTATCTACATTAGTTAGAGAAAGGTTTGGAGTTGATCTGACAGCAGATAAGAAAGGTGGCGATGCCTGGAGATTAAGGTATGGAGAACTAGACGGAATACCTGCAGATCAATATCCTACTAAAGCTTATGACTATTCTCTAATGGACTCAGTATGGGCTCTTCGATTGTACGATGACCAGGAAGTCAGACGAAACCATGTAATCGCAAGTCAGGGGTTCGACCCTTTTGACTTCGAAGGACGTTGTAAAGCTAAACTAGGTATCTCCTACGACGAGTTCAAGACAATGATGTCCTTCGATGCCGGATTAATGTCTGGAGAAGGACTAAGAGTCAATAAGAAAGCTCACGCTGAGACTTTAGTAGAACTAGAAGAAGAGCTTCACGAATCTAAACTACAGTTACTTTACGATCACGGCATTATTTCTCGATATATTCCAGAGCAACCTTACGCTAATGGAGCCAAGAACCACGCTGAAACATGTGTAAATTACAAGACTAAAGTACCCAAGAAGAAGAGACCTGAATGTGGCTGTCCTGTTAAGATGAAGGCCGCAGAACCTGAAACAATGAAAGAAGTTGTCCTTAAGAGACATGTTGTTGATCAGTACTTAGAGGGCGTAATTCCGGTTCTGTTGTGGAGTCCTAAAGGCAAAAAAGACGTAGAGTTCAAGGACAAGTTTAAAGAGTACAAGAAGGCTGGAGACAAGGAACAGTTAAGACAGCATTTACTGGACAATATAGGATATGTCAGTCTAGCTAAAGAGTTCTTTGCTGAACTAGTTGGACTGGACCTGGACCCTATACTTACTCAGTTCCTTCATAGAAAGTCTCTACAGAATATTAAGACTTCGTGTAAGAACATGTGCCTTGCAGATGAGGTAACTCCTGCAGATTATGTATTTCCTAGTTTCGATGTCCTTAAAGTTACTTCTAGATTTTCTAGTTATGGTTCGGACAAGTACCCTAGTCTTAATGCACAACAGATAGATGCTCGTATGAGGAAGCTGATAAAAGCACGTGACGGGTACTGGTTTTACTCTATTGACTATAAAGCACTGGAATTCATATCAGCTAGTTCTGTATTTGTAGCTCTAGGACTTGAGTCCGTATACGCTTATTTAATTAATTCTGGAGGAGATGCACACGCATACTTAGGCGCAAACTTAGCCTATGAAATGGACCCTGACCAGGTGTTTAAGAACATGTGTGACTCTAAGGGTATTCAAGAACACGAGTACATGAAAAAGTACGAACTGTTCATGACTCTAAAGAAACAGAAAGATCTTACATACCCTGTCAAAGATAAGAAAGGAAACTTCTATACTTATTACGATTACTGGAGAACATTCTCTAAGCCTGTTGGTTTAGGTATTGTCGGAGGTATGGGCCCCGCTACTCTGGCTAAAACAGCTAAGACTATGTTCGGGTTGATGATAACTGAAGAACAGGCTAAGCAGGCTAAACTGATTGACCTGAAAGTACTTCCTGAAGTTGAGAAATATCTCAAACATATCAAGGACGATAACAAGGACTGGAAACATAGTCGCAGACGTACAAAGAAAGAGACTGTCAGAGTAGATCATGAAGACGGTAGCGTCACTTACGAAGAGCAGGAGAAAGAGTATTACGATACAAGATTTGTATACACGTCCCCTCTCGGACTTAGAAGACCAAACTGCAACTTCACTGCCTGTGCCAATGGCGAAGCCCTCCAAACCCCTTCAGCAGAAGGTGTACAAGTAGGTCTGCATCTAATCACCAAAGAGACCTTTACAAGGCCCGACTCTATTCTACATGGGAACCACTATCTAACTGCAATTGTACATGATGAAGTAGTCGGAGATGTAGTGGCAGATAGAGAAATAGCTACACGTGTTATAGACAGGATAGGAGTCCTTTTAAACAGAGGACTAGAGTTCGTCTGTAAAGGAGTAAGCTCTGCTGTAGAACCTGCACTCATGCTTGAATGGAGTAAGTCAGCGTTTGATTACTACGACCAAGATGGATTCCTTGTACCTTTTGAATTTAAACCTAAAGAGACCAAATGACCGAAGAAACCGAGATAACAAACCCTAAGCTACGTGAGGCACTTACTAAAGCAAGTGATTTGTCTCCTGAAGAGCTTAACGACCAAAGGATTTTAAGGAAGCAAAAGATAGAAGAAGCTATAGTAAGGTTTCGAAATCAGATCGCCGAAATTGATAAAGCTATCGAAGACTTCAACAAGCTTAATAGAAAGGGTCGCAGAAGAAATAAGAAGTGGCTCGTTAACACTACTAACATTAGAAGACAGACACTGCAGCATATCGCAATAATGCATAGTGCGTTGGCTCAATTCCAAAACGATGCCGACGGATAGATTAATCCTACTAGCCATCATAGCATGTATTTTGGTGGCTGGTAGTTACATGAGTGACGGATACGACATCGATGAATAAAGAAACTAAATTTAAATTATTAGACCTGAAACGTGAGTTCTGCAACCTCTTCAGATACATACAGAATGAAGTTCGCAGAAGTCCTTTCTTCAATCACCCTCAGCTTAGGAATCCATACCTGTGTAGCAAGATACCAGAGTTGTCCCGGCACATAAAGAAGCTTAGATATTTCTATGATCAAATAATATTACTTGATCCAGTATGGGAGGAGAATTGGACATGAGTAAGTCCCTAACTATCCTGAATGTACCTGTTGACTTGAAACAGGACATGAGTCGTTTTGAGACTGACTTTATACAGAAAGTAGTACACGGGTATATTGAAGACAGAGCCAAGTACAACGAAGAGTTACTTAGGCAGTATTTTATTAAGCACTTAGGCTACATGCCAGACCACGACAAGATAAGTCAATACGCTCATGCTAAGGAGTTCATTGCTGCTAATCGTATCGATTATTACTGGTGTTCTGACTTCATAGGATCTGTCAGTACCCAACCCCCAGAGCTCAGCATGAAGGTAAATGCATTAGGCCAGAGTTACGAACTAAACATCAAGGACGTTATAAGTGTCGATTGATCGAATATCCTTCTGTATCCACACGAAAATGACCAAAGAAGAAGCTGAAGCAGCAACCATAGGATACCTGTCCACTGTTCTTGAAAATATAGGACAAGGTAGAAAAGACTGTATCAACTGGACTATGGAGTTAGACGGAAAGTCTGCTCGATGGACTAGAACAACCAAATAACCAATAAGGCCTGAATACATGGCTCATAGTAAACAAACCAAACGACAAGTAATACACCTACTTAAAAACACATCTCGTACTGTTCAAGATATATCTAAATCTCGAGGTGTACCTGAAAGAACTGTTTTTCGTTGGCAAAAGGAAATGAAGAACTCTGACGCTGACTGGGAAGCTGTCCAAGGAGATCATAACCTGCAGCTGGAACTGGAACTGGAGCTAGATCTAGGTGATGAAGAAGCAGAAACCCCTGAAATCCAGTACATAGGTGACCAGTCAGTCACATTGGATCTACCGGAGCAAGGGTGGCGTACATTTACTGAAGAAGAAGTTAATGACTTGTTCCTGTACTTCTCAAGCAAAGGACATGACTTTACTCAGATACAGATGATGAATGAGTTCGGCTACAGTCCACGTGACTGGTCCAGAGTAAAGAACCATTTTAACATTTACAAGAAGTCTAATGTATTTGCTCCTTTTAGTTTCGAACTAATACCTGTTGAGCAACGTGAACAAGCTGTCACTGAGCGACTGAAAGTCGTCTTTGACAACCCTAATCATGTAATTGATAGATCATACACGAAAGCACTTCAGCAGAGTCTAAAGAAACAATTATCAGACATAGCTAGAGAACGTGCTGTTGAGAAGAACTTCTTAGCTGAGTTAGCTAATGAATTTAGCTCCTCTCAAACTCCCGAAATAACTCAACGAGTAGATTTCAATTCAGAACTGGACGACCTTTTTGTAGCTGTTAGTGACATACATATCAATTCTCGTGTTGAAGGTCTTAAAGATACCCAAGACTACAACAATGAGATATGTGCTAAGTACCTTGACCAGGTAGCTAACGCAGCCAACGCTAAAAAAGCTAACGAGGTCACTGTACTATTGAACGGTGACATTATAGAAAGCGTAACTGGAAAGAACCACCCCGATGTATTTACTGAAATGGAACACGGTTCAACCTACGCTAAAGGAATTAAGAACGCTGTAATTATTCTTTCTGAGTTCCTGTCTAAGATAGTCAATCTCAAGAACGTTCTGGTTATCTCAGGGAATCACGATAGACTTACGTCCAGCAATCACGAAGATGCTACCGGCGGTGCAGCTGAACTTATTTATGAGTTCCTGAATGTAATGCTGACAAGTACCGAAGTAATTTACCACCCTAAAGTACTTACTCATTCTACAGAGCACCTGAATATCATTTGTAGTCATGGAGACAAGTTAGCCAAGGTCAAGCCAGAAGAGATTTTCTTTAGGTACGGAAGCCGTGACAAGTTCAACTTCTACCTTACTGGGCACTATCACAATCGTTCAATTAAAATGGACTGTAAACACGGTAGACATATCTCTCTACCCAGCATCTTCTCAGGTAACACCTACTCCGACCACGCTGGATGGAGTAGTGATCCTGGCTACGTACTTATATACACAGAGTTCGGTAAGCCCGTTGTCGAAGACAGAAGCCTTTAAGCATGTACCCCTGACCAGAGGATTAGTTACTAAAGTATCACTGCAGGACTGGGACTTAGTTTCCCAGTTCAAGTGGTGTGCTGCTCTAGATAAATCTACTGGTAACTTCTATGCGTGGCGAGATGGTGGATTACGACTACATAGGTTTCTAATGAATGCACCTAAACACTTAGAAGTGGATCATAGGAATAGAGATACCTTAGACAATAGAAGAGATAATCTCAGGCTCTGTACACGTCAACAGAATCAACTAAACTGTGGGCCTAGAAGAAATACTAGCTCTAGATTTAAAGGTGTCTCTTGGATGAGGGTAAATAGAAAGTGGAGAGTTCGTTTTCAGTTCAATGGGATTCAGAAACACTTAGGATTGTTTGTATCCGAAGAGACTGCTGCACGTGCCTATGATAGTTACGCAATCAATTACTTTAAAGGTACTCCAGACGAAGAGTTCTTGTACCTAAATTTCCCTAATCAATAATTTCAAGGAGTCTATAATGACTAAAGCAGATTATAGAATTATCTCCTTACGGAGTTAGAAAACTTGTCTCATACACTAGAGAAACTTATCAGGAATGCGAGGATCTGATTAAAGAGCTTCTAACTCTTCACGTAACATGCATGTACCAGATCGAAAAGATCTTTAAGCACCCGAATTACCAATGAGTCTTTTAATAGCTGGAGTAGTCGTGGGCTTTGCCCTCGGCTCTCTGGCTACACTTAACATTTTAGATTAGGAGGATTAGATGAAGTACGAAGTTAGTTTAAAAGAGTGGCAGTATTACTTCTTCACTGTAGATGCTGAAAATGAAGAAGAAGCCAAGAAGAAAGTATATGAGATGTCGGAGGATAGAGAAGTACTTAATAACCACTTTCATGACGGAGACGGGACTATAGAATCAGTGTACGAGGTCGAAGAATGAGGACTCCTGCAGAAAGAAGATTCGAAGAAATAAAGTACCTGAACGTCCACCCTCAACTAGAAGCCCCTCCTCCTCGTGTTAACTCTGAAAGACGTAAGAAGAACCTTAAAAAGAAACGTCCTAGTTACGATTCTATATTGTCTGAGCTTAACGAACTAAAAGAATATGGGTGGAGAGATCCGTACAAAGAACTTCCTGCCCTGAGGACACTAGTAGAGATTTTAATTTGTGATGAACATAGTTGTGACGTTTCTCTGGCTTACTTAGCTCCTGAAGGATGGGTATGTTGTGACTCTAAAATGAACGAAACTGGACTACCTCACAATCCTCAGATTAGAGAGTGGAGGCACATCCAATTACCTCGGAGGGACGGTAAACAATGAATTACAAATCAAGAAAGCAGCGACTATCTGAGGACTTTACTACTAAGCTCAGGAAAGAGAACGAAGAACTTAAAAAGAAACTAGAAACTAAAGACAAAACGATCAAAAATCATGCTGGTGTTATTCAGAGATTTACTAAGTCCTTAGAAACTAAGAATAAAAAGTTCGATGATCTCCAAAAAGCTTATTTAGAAGCTATCAACGAACTCGTATCTATAGAGGAGATGAGTAAGCACATATCCCTGTACGAAAAGATCGCAGGAAAGAGCTTCAAAGAAGCAGTGTCTAAGAGGTCATGTTCCTAGAGCTAATTCTGTCTCTTCAACTACTAGTTTCCCCTTCATATAAAGAACGCAAAGCAGGACTACACAGACTCAAAGTAAATCCCTGTGTAACATTTCAATTACTCAAGCAAACTAAGTCAGGTACTCTGTACAAAACAGACCCCGAATTCTCTCTAAGTATTCGTGAACTAGCCTACTTTAAATACACTCTCGAAAATAAAAATAAGTTCGAGGATTCGTATATGGACACTGAACAAATTGAAGCTGAGTTAATGAGAAACTTTAAATATGACTGGAACTATAAGGAGACGGAATGATAGCAGTACTTGCAGGATCTAAGAAGCAGTACGATGATTTCTTACGTCCTTGGCTGGATTACAAAGATAAGGATAAGTTCAGATACGTGCCTCGTGTAATAGGTGCTATTGGTGTTAATTTTACTGATTACATTCGTATAGGTACTTTTTACACAAACCCTGAGTACCTTGAAATTATAGAGGCGATTGAACGACGTATCGAGATGAACAGGAGGCTGAATTAACATGAGTGATTATATTGCTTATAGTCCTTGTCCAGGGTGCAGGCAACTTTTTCTTGTAGAGTTTCTATCTAATCATAAGACAGAGTGTCCTCAGATGTAGGGCTACCCTTTTACAAAATAAGCCAAGGAGGCACGATGAGATATTACCTAGTATTGATTACTACCCTACTTTTGTTCTCATTACATGCACAAGATGTAGTAAAGAAGAATGAGAGGTACTATCAACTAATAGCAGCCGAGCAGTTAAAAGGTCAGACTGAAGTAGTCTTAAAGGATGGAACCAGAGTTGATATCCTAACTGACAAAGTAGCTATTGAAGTTGATTGGGCTGGTAAATGGGCAGAAGGTATCGGACAGGCTTTACACTATTCTACAATGACCGGAAAACATGCTGGATTAGTTTTGATTGTTAGGTCGGACAAAGATCTAAAACACGTTAAGAAAGTATTAAACATAATTCGTATCAAGTCACTAGCTATTCACCTTTATGTATTTACAGCTGAAGCCAGCACCCTATCCAAAGTAACTGAATAAAATTTATTTAAAATAATTCACAATTCGGTTTGAAGAAACACGTATTATGATTATAATAAACCCGTAAACCAAATAACAAAACCAAGGAATACACGTAATGAAAAAGTCACTATTAATTGCAATGCTACTTGTACTAATGTCAATGTTTGTAGGATGTGCTTCATACAAAGAAAAGGCTTATGTCCACGAAACCGAGAGTATTCGTATAAAGCAACCATACAAGAAAACTATATTTAACATGCCAAACGGTAAGACTTACATGAAGATATCGTCTACACAGGGTATAGTTCCTGGTGGAGGTGCTTTGTCTATCGTAAAAGTCCCTAATCAACATGTCCCTGAAAAACACGATTTTAGTCAATCGGGAGGGTTGATTGGCCTAGACCTTACTGGCGAGATCCCAATAAAGATAGATGACAACGTCTATAATTACTCTATTGTCGAGATAGATGGAGTCAGTTACTACAAGTTTAGAGTCGGCAGGAAAGCTACCTTAGTACCTCTAGACTAACGCCACACAGAACTAAATTTCCCTTCAAGGAGCCAGTACAAGAACACGTACTGGCTCCTTTTTTATTTACCTTAAAGGACCTAACCTTGGAAACAAGGAGATTTGTGATCAGTGAATTGTATATTCCTGATCTAGCTAAAGTAATAGATGAAACAAAAGTTGTCTCTACCTACAGAGACCCTCGATTCCAAACACTAACAGTAGAAGTACCTCTGGATTACGTACCTGTAATTGAGAAATTCAAAGAACTAAAGATTATATGGCCATAGATCTAGACCCTATGTGCGAAGCCGGACTGCTTAGACAAGAACGATGTATGCCTTGCTCGTGTATAGAGCCTGAGTGCATGGCGTGTGCAGATACTGGTTATGAGTCAATTAGTTCTGGAGGATACGAACTTCGTTTATGTGAGTGCCAAGAAATTAAACCAAATAACCAAGTAAGAGATAATGGAAGATGACTACTTCAAATAAATTAATATCACTATCTGGTCGAAAAGGATCTGGTAAGGATACCGTTTTCAAAGAACTATGTAAGAAATTCCCTCAGTACACTTTTAAACGTCTTGCGTGGGGTGATGCCTTGAAGAAAGAAGTACATGATATTTTCGGAATTCCTATGGATTTACTTCATGCGGATGAGGAAACTAAGAACAATACTGAAACCCAAGTAAATGTAGGGTTGTTCCTTGAACAAGCTAAGGAAATTGTTCCTTGGAAAAAATGGTTTACTGCCTTTGGTTTTTCAAACGGTTATCTAACAGTCCGTGAAGTCCTGCAGCTCTGGGGTACAGATGTCCGAAGAACTCAAGATCCTGAGTACTGGGTCAAGAAGATTGTAGGTCGTATAGATACTCACCCTAACCCTTCTGATATATTAGTGATAACTGATACACGTTTTGAAAATGAGTTAGATGCTATTCACGCAAGAAATGGACTGTCTATATGGATAGATCGTCACTCTCTTAAAGAACAAGATACTCATGAGTCTGAGAAAGACATTAGCGAAAGCTGTCAGTACTCTGTTCACGGTAGAGGGTATTGTACACCACGTGAGACTGTACTAAGTATTTCTAAACTAGCGGGACTGTAGTACATTGTACATACCTACAGTGAAAGAATATCTAATGGACTGTCTTTCAAGATGCAACCAGATAATGAATGCTAAGAAGTTAAAATGTGAGTCCTACATACCGAACATAAGCAACGCTGAATTTAAATACTACGAAGAGAGTTACGAGACAATGAGAAAGGCCCACATTGCTCAAGAACTGTATCACATTAAAAGAGAACTCAAGGACGTTTAATGGACTTATCAGAATTCGTTCGTCTTACTATGTGCGCTGGATCTAATGTAGATAAAAACGGTAGAGTAATTACTCCTGAAGTAGTTGCTATAGTTGACGGAAAAGAACGAGAAATAAGCTTTGTAGACTCTAGAACGGATAAAAAATTACTTATCCACGTAAAATAGAAAATAAAACCCCTGATACACGTACATAATGTACAATGTATCAGGGGTTTTATTTTCTATTTTACTTTGTTAACTGTTCTAGCATTATTTGCATAGCTGTTATCTTGGTATTTAAATTGTCTTCAAGACCTTTGAATTTAAGTTCCAAAATCTCCTTCAGAGACTCGCTTAGGCCTTCGTTCTTTGCTGCTGTCAGTTTGTACCTGTCAAGGTCTCTTTTTAGGGATTCTACATCTCCTTGAAGTTTCTCAACACGGGCATCGTCTTTTCTAAATAATCTTCCCACGAGTGGACCCAACAGGCTGAGTACTAAGGCTACTACAGCTATTAATGTGCCTGGTTCCATTATTGAGCCTTTACTGTAGTATCTACAGTCGGAGTGTTGTGAGGCTTCAGAACATTGTCTTTAAGTTCTGAGCCTGTCATTATAGAGTGATTGTATATCCCGTATTGGTGAACATGCTTGTGCACGTGTACATGGTTGGTCATGCACCCCGAGGATATTATCGCCATCGTAATGCTTAGCAATATTGTCTTTAATTTCATTGTATTTCTCGATATATGATTTTACTGGGTGGTATTTTAAGTCTGAGATAATTGACCTTAGACCGAATAATCCAGTTAAGAGTCCGTATATCTTTCCTTTAGGTTCTCCGAACTGAACCAAGTTTCCGTAATGTCTGTACAAATTTAGAAAGCTTATTCTAGTGACTGGGTCTGATTCGTTGACTAAGTATGTAAGAGGTAGAGGGTATTTTCTCACACGTAGGCATTGAGCAGGGGCGACCGCTACTACAGAGCAAGGTAGAGGATATAGATAGCCGAATAACTCAGCCATGCTACCTCCCATTGAATGCCCTGTAAGTATTACTTGCTGACCTTTCCGTATACAGTTAACTATGTGTTTCCTGATGTACGGTGCTAGGCTGTCTACAGAGGATTTAAACCCTGCATGACACCAACCTCCCCTAATCTTTCTAGGGAGTGTTCTTAGGTCCGTTAGAATATCAGATCCTTTAGGTTCAGTTCCTCTAAAAGCCACGAAGGTGTATTTATCGTCTGAGTAAATCCAGACTTCACTAGATCCGACTCTAAGTAACTCACCTTCGTGGTTGTCGTCATTATAAGCTTTTTCGGAGTATGTAAGACATCTACTTAGTAGATCGTCCATGTACATATCCTATTATGCAGAGGCTTCGGTAATTTTTTCGTTGAACAAAGCGTCTATATCTAGATTCTTAGGGTCTGCACTGTTCTTTATGACATCTTCTACTAACCAGCTTGCTTTGTACATTAACTGCTTTCGAAGCCGGAACTGTGTCAACATGCTCTTAATATCTGCACATGTTAGAACTACTTTTTCTTTAGACGCATCCTTCCAGGTTATTTCGTCAGGGTCATGTAACTCCGCAACAACTTCCTCCATGCTTTTTATACTGGAAGGTAGTGCCCTGTACTCTTTTCCACTGTGTTGCAAGTGAGAAGTGATCTTATTGCTCCTTACACCTTTCGTATATGACCAAAGGTCTTCTTTAACCAACTCAGGGTCTAGTGAATCCAGAGAGTTCTCAGGAACTTCTTGATCTAATTCTTGAATTGTGTATTCTCTTCGGTCTCCTGGAAGGAGGTATTTAGTACCTCTCTGATCTATAACGTACTTCCACTTATTAGTTTCTATGTCAAAGACTACTGCTTTCCCTTCTTTAGGTTGCAAAGGCTCTTTTCGAGTGCAGTTTGGAAGTCTAAGGTATACGTTTTCACCTTTTAGCTCGGTTTCTCTAGGATCTAGCTCGGCTTCTTTTTCTTGCGTAAACTCTAATGTTTCTTTATTGTAAAAATAATTAATCATCTGTTCCTCTTATATTTTGCAGATTAGACGGATGTTAATGTTCTTAGGTCTAGTCTCACTGGCTGTTCTAGGAGTTCCATTAGATCCGTCTGTTATGGGGTCTGTGACTGATAGTGGTCCTAATATTTCGGCAATAAGTCCTGATGAGCCTAAGTTTACATTTGTGCCGTCAATTCCATGTGTGTATGGGTCTAGGTCGTGGTAATGTCCTTGGAAAGCATCTTGCTGGAGAGTACCTACAGCTCCTCCAGTAGTACTGTCTCCTCGATTTGTACGTGTCCCTATGTCTGGATCGTCAGCTACATCCACGCCCATGATACGCATGAAGTAACCTGCAGAGTCTGGGACGTTGAACGTAGTTGACCCATCACCGTTACCGAATTTAACTCCGTACCTGGTAAAGATATCTGCGTAGGTAGTTCGATCTAATTCTGCACCGTTGTCGAACCATATGAATCCTGAAGGAAGTACATCGTCGAAAGATATTATCACGTCACCGCTGGACAGTGCCCCTGTGGGCTCAGGGTCTGGATCAGGGTCTGGATCTCCTTCAACAGTTGTGAGTCTACTGTCTAGGTCCTCTAGGTTTTCTTCACTCCACTTAGTCCATTTAGATACTCTGTGTTGCCATTCGTTTAATATGTGGTAAGGGACAAATTCCCCGTATTGCCAGCCGAAAAGCTTGAAGCGGTCGTTCCCGTCATCATACTCGGTTTTGTTGGCTGTACCTGTAGGTGAGTTCAGAATGGTTGTATTTGCCCAGTCTACTTCACCTGTTGGTTTTGCTGTTAAAGACATAAAACAGTCCTTGGTTAAATTGGTTTGGTTTATTTGGTCTTAGAGGATTCCGAATACTTCAAAAACACCTGTTACGGAGCTTACGTCAGTTGTCTTAAAGTCGAACGAAGTTATAGCTGCGGAATCGTGGTACTCTATTTTAAAGAACTGGTACTCACCGTCATTGGATAGATTATGGAACTGACCAGTATATTCGTTATCTATCTTCTGGCCCGCGACCCAAAACTGCATGTAGTTAGCTTCAGACCCGTCCCCTATTTCACACTGCGTCAAATAAGATTTTGCTGCTCTTGAAAGTTCAGATATGTCTGAAGCTCCATTGAATTGGCCGTGATTAAAGTAACTAGAAGTAAAGTCATTATTTATTGCACATTGCAGAGTCTCTAAAGCTACAGCCGATGCCATGACACGAACAACAAATGCAAAATAATGAGTATCTGTAATAGCTAGTGAAATAGCTGTAGATAAATCTTGTGCACTTATCTCCTTTCTAGCAATTGGAATCATAGGCATAAACTCAAAAGGGAAGATTACGTTTCTTTGTAAACTAAAGTTTCCTGATAAAGAACCATTTGCCTTAATATCTATTTTATTTATAGGCACTACAAGTTCGGTTGACATTGCTAATTTTTGTTTATAATTAACCGGGTTTCCGTCATAATCCCCGCCTATAACTCCGATGGATCTTTTTGAATTTTCTACATCGTTTATCCAGCCAAAATTATGCTTTGTCTGAACCTCTGCTAAATCGTCAGCCCTGTCAATGACACTTGAGTTTCCGTGGCCGTTTAGGTTGGTATTGCCAATTGAAACATGATTATATTCATTTGTATCTTCTGATTCGTTTAAATCTATATCGTATTTAGTTGTTCCTTGAAAAACAAAACCTATTGACTGATTAAATAATGGATCTACATTGATAGGTTTGTCTACTGTAACATCTCCAAAAAACAGCATGTCACCCTTGTTTATAGGGGCGTTTCTCAACCAGCGATAAACTCTTATATAAAAGTCTATATTAGCCCCATTCTTTTCTTTAAGTCCTAGGCTTGAAATGGTTGTATTTACTAAAGATGTATTGAATCCGTTTTTAGTTCGTATTACTGGACCTACTCCTGCGTCTGAAGATCCTTGAGCAATACCAACCCTTGCCCCCTCACCTTGCTTTAGAAGAATAACTAATTTGGCAACAAAACTTGTATCGTCATTTGCGTTAAATATTCCTAAAGGTACACCTGACCCCGAAAAAGCCTGAGTTGATGTATTATATGAAAACTCACCTCCATAGTCTTGGCTTGTAACAGAACCATTTATCATTAGTTCTGGCTGTGCAAGTGTTACTCCATTTACTTTGCCGTATATATAAGCTGCACTATCGTATAATTCATCGTCAATGTCCCACTCTATAGGATTGGTATTTAGATTGTGAGACGAATTCAACCCTCTGAAATCAGTTGGAGTAATGTCCTCTATTAGGTTCAGCATTAATAAACCCACCATATCTTATTCACATTATCTGGTACTGCTCTAAAAAGTCCTTGCCCGTTCATGAATGTTTTTTCTGTCGGAAGCCCGTTAATTGTATCTCCAGTAAGATTACCTGGATCTGCGTAAGCATCAGCTAGTACTAGTTTACCTTGTTTAGGGGACGCATTACCAAAGAATATCCCATCCTCTAGTAGTAGCCCTGTAGTGGAGGGTAGAGTAATCTCTACATCAGACGCTGTAGTTTTTTCAACAACGAGGAGCTTTCCTTCAGTTAGATCTGTAGCAGTTAGAACAGTACTTGTATTGATATTTTCTGTTTTTCTAAATCCTGCAGATCCCATGACTCGATCCAATATCTTACCGTTGACCCAAAAGGCTACAATGTCATTTGTATTGAATGATTGTGCGGTTGTTCCTGCCTGTCCTCTTACAACTGTTAGATCGTTGCTCGAAACTGCTGTACATTTAATTATTTCTGTCTGTTCTGGGTCAGCCTTGAATATAGTTAGGTACATGTAATCGTCTGTGTCTAAAGTAGGCATTCCAGACGCATCTGCTACTGAAATAGTTGTAACTGTATCGTCTATATCTGCAGATAAAGTCATCTGTAAAAAGTCGGAGAATCTTTGCATTTTATGTGGTTCCTTGGTCTATTAAATTATCTCCCCTCCAGAAGGATAATAACCTAATACTCTAGGGTCTCTGAATAGTTCAGGAGGAGGGTCTTCTTCGTCTACTGGTTGTTGAATAGGGTCTATTGTTTGATTGATATCTGGGTCGATAAATCTACCTAAGTCTAGAGGAAATCCTGTATCTAGCCCGAATGGGTTGTAGTCAGTATTGAGTTCTCTGTATCTGGAAACCCAGCACCCTAAATCTAGAGGTGCTCCTCCTGACCCTTCAAGGCCAAAAGCTAAGCACCCTTCAGGGAATACGTTAATATCTAAACCTACGCCTGCCGGCAGTAAAGAATCTATGCCTTTCGACCCACCTAATTTTAGAATATTGTCTACGGACTCTACCGTCGTTATTACTTTAGCTGGAAATATCTCAGTTGTGAATACTTTGTTATCCTGTACATCTGCTTGAAGGGTCTTAGCTAAAATGTTGATGACTTCGTTAATCGTAGTCTGGTTAGTGTTCTTAAGTATCTGCGTGTATAGAAAGTGTTTGTAATCCTTATCAGACTGTTCTTCTTGTCTGCCTCTACCTAGTATCTTTCCTAAGACATCTAAGTAGTGACCGTACCCGTTCTCTAGACTCATATATTTCTGCAGGTCTAAAACGTCCTTTTGGACTTTGTTTAAGGGGCCTATAAGAATAGTGAGCAAGTCGTTTATGTTAGGGCAGTTCTTAAACTGTCTTAGGTTATTCTTCTGGGCTTGTTCTATATGTGAAATCAGTACTTGAATTATGCTGTAGTCACTATCAAAAGATTCGGGAATCATAATTACTCCTCACTAGTTGATAAATGATATATTGGCTGAAGTCAGATTTGCTTTTTCGAATACTTGAAGGGTTCTAATGTTGTCGTTAAAGCTTACATCGTCTAGGCTGGTCTGAACCAGTACCGTCTTTAGTCCTGGAACTGATTTATGTATGTGAGCTTCTAATCTCTGAGGAATGACATCTTTTCCTAATGTGTACTCTGCCTCAGCAAAGGATTCTAAGGCGTTTTTTATAGTTAGCTCTCCGTTGACTGGGAATATCTCTTCCTCGTACACTGTATAGTTAACTTTAACGTAAAGATCAATTAACACAGGTCTAGTGAACGATGCAGCCCTGTCTATTCCTTGATTGTCCTGTACCGGAATTACAGTGTCTCCGAAACTTTGTATACCTATAGGTTTACATGCAGCGATGACAGTTGCTATATCTTCGTCCGACCCGCCTTCAGCGACTACTTCGAATGATTTAGGAGGTCTGGGTTCGTTGCCTTCGCCCCTATCTTCAAACTCATTTGAGTCATTTTCAACTACTATTAAACTAGTAACTCCGCTGATGTTACTGACTTGAGTTGCTATAGCGTTTAAAGTACAGTTCCCGCCTGCAGATAAAAACCTGTCTCTTCTTAATCTGAGTTCTGTGTCTGACTCTACAGGAGACCCTACATTCGCTGATAAGTTATTGGTTACTGTAACGTCTGTTATTGACGGACTGTACTGGGTTAGGGAATCTGCTTCCGCCTGCACGGGGCCAGGATCTTCCGCTGTAGCCGAAACGTCTGCAGTTCCTGAAGCTGGTACATTAAGGTCTTCTTGGGTTATGAACTTGTTTCCGTCTGAGTTAGTGACCTCTGTACCTGAAGGTATAGATTCCAAAGAAAGAGTATCGTTTGTAAATGTAAGTGTTACGGTAGAATATGTAGCATTCTTCCTGATTATTCCCGTCTCGTAACATATATCATCCAGAGCCTTTCCTTCTGCGTTGTCTGCATCTCTGTTACTATACATTTCTTGCACATGTTGGCTTTGCTGATGGATTTGGATAGCTACTAAGCCTAGAAGTATGCCTAGTACAGAGTTTTCACTTGTGTCTGTATCCGGTCCGAAACTCGCGACCGCATCTTCACTCATCTCAGTTAAGATATCTGGAAGGGTTTCAGCAGTATATCCTGTCTCGTCGTATGGCATACTGCCTCCTTAAATTATTAGGTTGAAGAAGTCAGCTAGTGAATGTTGCTCCCTGAGCCTGACTGTCCTATTGATTTCTTGTTCTGATAAATAAAATATGTTGACTCTTTCTCCTAGGTCTTTAATTCCAGGAGGAGTATCGTCTTCTGTTCTACTGATAACAAAGAAGTCTCCTTTTAGTTTCCTGTGACGGAACATAGGGACTCCTAGAGTGATTTTTTTACCTGTTACTAGTGGCTGTCCTGTAATGTCTAAAAGGTCCATGTACCACCTGTCGTACAGATTGTGCCAGTAGATTCTGTATTTGTACTCTGTTCCGTCTAATTCTATGTCTGTTGTGTAATCTGTAGACTGCCTGGAGATTGCTATTTTTATCATGTTATACTTCCAGGTTATTTAGATTTATAAGAACTGTTTCGTCTTGATCAGTTACTATTGAGAATTTGCACGAGAATGTCCTCAGTGGTTCGTCGAAGCTTGATGAGAAGTTTTCTATCCCTCTGACTCCCTCTGTCTGAAGTACTCGTTTACGGATTTCTTGATTGACAGTGTATTCAGTAGCTCCTTTTCTGAGGACTATCTCGAACCACCGTGTTCCTGCTTCTGTATTGAGAATCCACTCTCTATAGAAAGTTAGTAATCTAATCTTCACCTTCTGAGCTATGGATTCTCCGCCTGCAGCAGTTAATTGCAGTCCGTTGGATATGTCTAAGTCTCCTTCAGGAGTAAGTAATAAGTCTATTTGTGACATAGTGATCCTTATTTGTCTGGTGGGCCTGTATTCGACGGTCCAGGAGTTACTCCTATGTGGGTATGTTCGGTCAGTTTAACAACTCCTCCGAACAAGCTTGTCACCTCTCCTTGGGCAATTATCTCACCTGTGAAGTTGCTTGTAGGTGTATCGATATTTATAGATCCAGGGGCTGTGAGGTTCAGTACACCGTCTGGAGTCATTTCAACAGTAACACTGTCGTTCGTAATTGTAACGTTCCCGTCTGGAGCCAATGTGATACTACTGTTCTCATTATCAGCTTTAATTTCTCCTGAAATGTCCATTCTGAGATTAGTAGTTGGGTTCTTTATATTGACGCTTCCATCTTCGGTTAGTCGTAGCTCGTTCTCGTGACTCTTCCAGTTATTTAGTAGACGTACATCTTGATCCGTCCCTATCGCTGACTTAGTGTCATGAAACCCTGCTAGACCGATACAGAACTCGTACTGCTTAAATCTATTATCCTTAGGTGAGACTTGATCTTTGATAGTGTATCCAGATAAATCAGACTCCAGTAAAGTATCTATACTTCTCATGGTGAACAATAACAGAACTTTATCCCCTACCTTCACTGGTAGTTGGAGACCTGCAAACGCTGTTCTAGGTGTCCAAATAGGGACTCCATAGATTCTATTAAGCTCGTGGGTGCTATTGTCCTTGAAAATCTGCTTCTGTAAGGGTTTTACAACTGCCTCTTGAGTAGATTCATTGTACCTTGTAATTACTGCAGGTATAGGACTCCATTCTTCAGCACTGTTTTGTCTGTAGGCTCTTGCGAATTCTTCGGAGGATAAAAACATATGTCCTCCAGTTTTTATTAAGGGTTTGTTAGTAGGTCGAAGTATTTTATCTCAGACTGATTGTTCTTTTGCTGAGCTTCTGATATTGACTTGTCAGGGTCTTCTTGGAATTCAAAATGTGCATTGACTTTGGAGTACCATTGATTCTCTTCGTATCCTCCATAATGTGTTACAGAGTCTATGATTAATGAATGTCTTGCAGGTACTGATTCGTGTATTAATTTAACTCTGTCAAGAGGAACTAGGTCTGGGTTCAGTAAAGAAGTATAACAATACGCTTTAGTACTTCTCGGGTCTGATAATGCTCTACCTGCTCTTAGTACTGTGGGTTTAGGTATAGAAAGTAACCCGGAACCTATAGAGACTTCGTGAACCTTAGTCCTAGTAGAGAATCCTTCTTTGTATATTTTCAGAGCTCCTAAAGAGGTGCTGTAACTTAGATTATGCATAGACAATCTTTCTTCTAGAACCTTGTCTGCCACACCTACAATGCTTGTCCCTTTAACGTAAGTATCTTGAATCCTAAGTGCATCTAACTCAGAGAAGTCAGTGGTCAGCATTCCCCCTGAATAACTAGCAATTTTATTCACTATGTCTTTAATTACTTGAGTATGTGAGACTCCTTCAGGTGCGTCTAAATGGACTTTATATTCTCTGATTATGTATCCGTCAGTAGCAGACACTCTTGTAATGTGGTCTGCTCCTTTAACCTCTGTAACTATCGGTATATTCGGATCTATACTACCTAAGAATATTGTTTGCAGGTTGATTAGATCGGGTCTGGAGCTTCGTCTATAACCTACTTGAAGTCTTATTTTAATGTCTTCTGACTGTAGAAGTAACCTAGACGACGGAGACATGTTATATATCTTTAATTGTAGTCTAGACGGTCCTTGTTCTAGGCTACAATTAAATTGTATGTGTAAAGGGTCTGTTTTATTCTCGGTCGTGTATGTTAGTAGTTTGGATTTCCTACCATCTACAAGGAAGTCTATTCTATAGTCTCGTAAGTATCTGTCCACGCCTCACCTCTCTTAGTCCTTAAGAATAGATCCTGAGAGCCTCAAAATAGCGTCTTTAAATCTACCTAGTGTTTTTTCTTCCTGTCCTTCCTGGACTTTATTCCCTTGATCTTTCCCTTTCTCTTCCGTTCCTGAGACCTCTCCGGGGTTGAATGAGAATATTGACTCGTTTATAGTAGTGAACCTTTGTTGCTCGAATACCATTCTAACTTCTAATGAACAACCTTGTCCGATATCTCTAGGAAGTGCTAGAGACGACATAAACATGTTTTGATACAGTTTTGTAGTTGTTAATACATCGCATAATAATCTCTCGCTCCGGATAGCCTCTAAGAACTCGAATGCATCTAATTGTTTCGATGCCTGATCTGTTTGATATAAGGGACGAAGGTTCTTATTATTGTCTATCTCAGATTTGACTTTACTGTTTTCTTCAACAGTATTTATTCTGTTTTTTATCTGATCAATAGTCGAGCCCATTGTACTTATCATAGCGGATACAATCTCGTCAGGTAAGAGATCTCCTACAGATAACCCCGTAGATATTGTGTACTTATCTACTATCTCTAATTCGCTTTCTGTGAGAGGGTCTTCCGGGTCTCTATCTTCAATGATGTTCTTGTCTATTGTTGATTCTTCTAGGGCACTGACTAGAGAGTTCTTATAAGCGTCTTGGTTCCTGTATTGTCCGAATGGGTCGTAGCTCTCTAGATTAAGTCTCTGAGGAGGAGGAGCTACAGCATTGGAGACATGTCCTGAGATACCTATTACGATATTCTCAGGGTATGCGTGATCTGCAACGCTGTAACCCACTCCCTCAATAGGGTGTTTGGCTACTACACTATTGTACAAATGGTTAAGCTTTCTTGTTAGGTCTAGGACTAAAGCTCGTCCACCGTATCTAGAACTAGAGTTCTTAGTGAATATTGTTATTCTGTTTTCTTTAGTCATTTAGATTTCCTTAAAAATTGCTTGGACCTTCTACAAGTACTTGTTTGAGTTTCTCGGGGTCTCCGTCATGTATAGTTACATTGATGTTGTTTCCGCCTGAATTAGTTGTATTGTTGGTAGTATTTGTTGAGTTAGTAACTCTAGATGTAGTGCTTAAGTTTCTAGCTTGTCTCGATGAGTTAAGTGCATTTTGTTGAGCAGCCTTTAAAGCCTGGTTTCTTTTGAAATTAGCTACTAAGGCCTTTGCCTCTGGATTGTTGCTACTTTCAAGATCCTCTAAACTGGAGCCTGTCAAAGCTTTGACAGTGTTCATGTACTCTTTCATCTTACCAATAACAGAATCTACTCTTGAGCTTATTTTCCTGAACGTATCTCCCCAGATCTTAGCTACATTCTTACCTCCATTAGCGAAAACGTCCCAGACTGTAAGTACTGTTGCTTTAAGTAAGTCTAGAAGTACGAGTAGAGGCGTTGTGGCTGTTTTTATGGATGTAATCAAAGCTTCCCACAGTAATTTAATTCCAGAGAATGCTTTCTCCTTGTTCTTATACAAGTACCAAATAGATCCTACGATTACAGTGATCAGGGCTATCATAGGTAACATAGCTGCTACAGATCCTGCTATAGCTGTTACGTATCCCCACATAGCAGGGATGACTGTTGCTACTAATATCTGAGCCAACGAGAATAATTTAACTATTATAAACTTGGTAGTCGATTTAAATAACAGCATTGCACCTATAACCAACAGAGCTGTTGTTGAGTATCCTTTGGTTATTTCGTCTAGTTTAAGTAGAACATTTATTAAGGAGGCTATGGCTAATGTTACTTTACTGACTACTTCAAATACCACTCTAGACCATCTGAATATAGATTTTCTATTGTCTACCAGCCATGAAACCATATATGAAAGGAAGTTAGCTATATGGTATATTGCATTACTTAGTTCACTCCCTAGCTCTCTAACAAACCCTATCACTTGTTTTTTATTATTTACCAGGAAGTGCGTAAAATAAGATATTACAGGGTTTAGCTCTTCAAAAACTGGATTAAGGCCTTCGAGTACTAATGAGCTAAGAACCGAAGTTACATTTCTGAACCCTGTGGAAAATTCTTTGGATGATTTACTTGCCTCATTAGATAACTTAACCAATGATTTATACTTCTCTATGGAAGTAGAGAACTCTGTATTTGTTTCAACTAAATAAGTTAAAAACCTGTTACCTTCTCCTCCGAAAAGTTCGTCACCTAGTCTGATTTTTGCCATGTCCGACAAGTTCGACTTCTGGATGGCTGAAACAGTTTTCATGAAAGATTCTGTTCTACTCATGTTCTCTAGGTCTCTTGGGTCTAATCCTAAGATGGAGAAGGCTGTTCCAGATGCACCTTTCATGTTTTCTTTAGCATCGCCTATACGGTTTACTAACTCTTCATGGAGATCGGATAGATTGTCTATAGATAGACCTGCGTCATTCGCTACTAAACCTAAAGATTTATAATAATCTACAGATACTTGTATGGCTCTTGCTGCGTTAGATATTTCTCTCTCACCGTCACTGAATCTCTTAAGTAGATATGTCCATCCTGCTAGAGTAGCAGCTGGGACAGCTATAGACGCAAGTGCAGTTTTACCTGCAAACGATATAAGCCCTAAACCTACTCGAATCTTTGCTAAGAGAGCCGGAAGCTTTCCAAGTGCTGCAGAAGTTCTAGTGGCTTGAGATTCGTTTTTCTTACCTGCACTAGTGTTCTTTTTCTTGGCCTGTGTGTTCTTTTTAATTTGTTCTGTGTTCTTTGCTAGCTGATTACCTTGCTCTCTAAGTATTTTATTTACTTTGTTCTCTTTTGGCAATCCTGAAAGCATGTCTTTAGCTTCTTTGTCAACAGCTTTCATTTTAGTGTGGACGCTAGTCAATAAAGCCTCAAAGTCCTGCAGTACCTTATCTTTTATACTGATCAGTATATCTGCTGTTAATTGTAAATCTGAAGACATAAAAAATATTCCTTGAAAAAGTTGCGATTAGTCCGAGATTCAGGAACAGTAAACTACTCGGACTAATCGCCAAATTATTTAACGGCCTTGGCTTTTGCTTCGGCTCTACTGTTCTCTCGTTTTTCGTGTTCGTGCTTAATGTCTAAATAATCTAGACACTCCCTGACCATGTTGTATGTCCATTTTTCAGCTATGTTGACTACGGTATCGAATCCTGCTTCAGATATCCTGAATGCTATCAAGTGTTCTTCGGCTAGTTCTTCTAATCTCTGTTCTATTGGGTCTTTGTAGTCTTTGGCTTTCCGTGCCTGTTCTAGGTCTTCTGCAGTAGGTTCAAGGAGTGAAGGGTCTATTCCTAATCTTCTAAGCTCGTCTTGTAACTCTTGTTCGTCTCCGTCTACTGGTCCTGGGCCTTGAGAGTCTCTTTGGGAGTCAATTTCTTCAGACGAGCTAGGAACTTTCCCAGGCTGGAGTAATTAAGAGAAAATGCTGCTTTCATGAGTTCTACATACAGTTCATAATCGTCTATTCCATCCAGAACAACTGCATCTCCGTTTTCTTTACGAACATCGTGAAGAATCTCTTTAGTTATACTCTCGAACAAGTCGGAATTTATACTGGTGATTACTTGCGACAATATGTCTGTAAGTCGTTCTTTACTGTCTGAATCTTTGTTTTCAGTTTGACTGTTTTCTTGAGCAGCCTTAAAAATTATTGGTGTTAATGGGAGTATCTTGTCTAGTAGAATTCTATTTGATTTAAAAAAGCCCATTGCGTGTATAATGTATTTTTCACCATTATACGATACTTCTTTCTGTTTCATTTATTCTGTTCCTTGGTCTTGGTTATTTGGTGTAACGAGTTTTCGGAGCCTCCCCTATAAATTAGAGGAGTTCCGAGGAGGTATTAGCCAGTAATTCCGACTGCACCTAGTACTTCGTTAATGGCACTGTTGACGAATCCACCTGAGTGATTTCCGCCTGTGAACATCTTAAGGTCTGCACAATCGATTACCCATACTCTTTCCCCAATCTCTTTTCCAAAAGATCCAGGAGGAGGCCCGGTAATCCAGCAGTCCGAACCTACGTATACAGATGTACCGTTTAGGTCTTTAATAACTATAGGGAATTGTCCTTGAAGAGTTGCTTCATCTGCTGCTAGAAGTCCTGATAGTGCGTCATTCGCTTTAGATGTTTGCTGAAGAGTGATCTGAATTTGTCCTGCGTTGTGACATACGTGAGACCTAGATACAACTCCGTCAGCTCCTGTTGTTTTAATGAACTTAGCTTCGTCTCTCTCAACAGTAATCATGTCAGATTCTCCGAATCCGCTGATAGCAATTCCTGCTATAACTGTCTTGACTTTACATGCGCTGTATGTCTGTGACATGTGTTAGTCTCCTTTATTATACGCTTAGTACACCGCGAACAGCTACTTTATGGATAGCTCCTGCAATGACTGCTGTAAATTTAATATCTGGAGCCTGTCTAGAAGCTCTCTGGTTGGCTGTGAGGCTGGAGACAAGGTCTGCTTCAATCGCATATCCGTCTATGACTTTTATAGCTCCGGAGTCGTCCTTGTACTCAATAAATTCTTTAATGAATCCATTTTCTATACTTCTTTTGATTTCTCCCTCGACAATTGCGATGAGCTGGGCTACACCTTGATCTGTGAGGGCTATCTTAGATCCTCCATTAGCCGTGACAACTAACGCTCTAAACACCTCAGTCTGAATTCTGCTCTGAAGCTCGTCTGAGCCTCTCATAACGTCTATATATTCGCCGGAAGCCACTGTCCCTTGACGAATCATGTTTATACCTGAGATTTCTTCGTAGGTATTGCCGTTCTTAGCTCTGATTATATCTCCTTCGGAGACTGATAGAGAATCGACTGTTTGTCCAGACAGTACTGTGAAGTTCCAGGTAGTTCCTCCAGCTACTGTATTGTACAGTTTCTTGCCACATACCGCTACTTCGATAAATGCATTGTCAGCATCTCCGTTGTAGATTCCGAAAGTTCTGTCGTAGTTAAGTTCGTAAACTTTCCCTAATACGTCGTCATCTGCTGCTGGTTCAGCTAGAGCTACTAGACTTTCTGGAGCCTGTGTAGAGAATGCATATAGTTTATTCATTGTCTCTATAACAGATGCTATCTCTAGTACGTCTGCTTCGAGGTGGCTGTAACTAGTCATTACATACCAGTCATTGTCGTAGGCTACCTGGGCTGCTATAGCTTGAGTAAATGATTCTCCGGTTTCTTGATTACCTATTGTAATTTGAGAAGGTCTTGGTGACTGGGAGAAGAATGCTTTTGCTGCTCTATATGCATGGCCAGTTTCTAAAAATCCATCTGCTAAAAGTTGATCTAGTGAGTGGTACTTCCTAGATCTTTCTGCAAATACTTCTTCGTCTGTCATGAAAAGAACGGTATTAAAGTTAGCTGTATCAACAATAAGAGTATTTCTACTAATGCTGACATCTACCACTTGGTCGATATTTGCCATTCCGTTTCCTTGGTTTATGGTTATTTGGTTTTTGCTGATCTAGGATCTAGCGGGTGATTGGTCGTGTATGTCTATTCTTCGTTGTCTATGTTGCTGGTTTGCTCTATAGGGAATCCACTAAACGACACAACGTTAACAGACTCCACTGGATCTAAGTCGAAGAAGTTGCCTTTTCCTGCCTTGCCTTTGTCTTCTTCGGGGACTTCCTCGAAAGTCTCTAGACATCCACTAGAAGCGTACAGAGATAAGTCAATCCTGAATCTCTCTCCGTACTTTGTAGTGTTGAGGGCAGATAAGTCTTTAATAGCGGAGGAGTCCTTATATCCAAATCCGTTAGCTGTTAATTGATCTAAGAGATCGGGATTCTCCATGTTGCTTTTTAGCTTATCTAACCTAAAGCAACTGTCTTTATAGAATGAGTTTATTCTAATCAGCAGTTCGTAGTGTTTTTTATTTTGTAAACCTACATCTGAAATAATCTCCCCATATTCCATAGTCCCTAAGTCTTGCATCTGTACTATAGATATAGTTGAGTAAGGGTTGTTTGGTCTACTGCAGTCTGTAGGAGATTTTACTAACCTGTAAGTAGACAGCTCTGTAGAATTCAATGAAAGTAACGGTCTAAGTATCGGGATTAGTTGATTTAGAACTTTATCTCTATTTAGCACTGTTTCCCCCTTCGACTATACTATGGGCTTTATTCCCTTCACTGTATAAGATGTATTTATAGTGAGGTATGGTGCTAGACGGTTGGTTCCAGTCATCTGCTAGCTCTACTTCAAACCTAGCTGATTTGTACATTACTATTGTTGATAGTTCTAAAGGCTCCTCAGTCCACATACTGTACTTGGCAAAGGATCTTCTACCTTCAGGTAGTCTAAGTAATGTGTTACCCGATGCAGGTTGAATATTTCCATATATAGTTTCTGCAGTTTCTGTAGACTCTGAACATTCGCCTTTATTTAAATCGAACTCCCCTTCAGTAACTCTAAGTATGTCTATTTTTTCTTCTCGAACAAACATATTTACCTCTTAGTTACTGTTGTTTTTATGGATCTGTACATTTTAAGGGAGTCTCTGCCTATGTCTTCTGGATTTCCTGCAGACTTTCTCTTTCTCCCTGTATCCGGTCTAGGTACTTCTCCTGATTTTATCTGAATAGTTCTCTCAGTGAGTGGGTCTAGGTCGGGATCATCTAAGGACTCTCTACAGTATTCAGTAAGATGTTTTACAAACAATCTCTCTGTTATCTGTCGTCTAATTAGTGCCTGTACATGATTCTTAATTAGGTAACGAAATGCTTTGTTAGATCCATTCATGTTACCTGAGAACCAAGGACGGGCTACTTGCTGACCCGGAATACCTTCATCTAGTAGTATCCCTTTTCTAGCGTTTTCAGGGTCGAAGATTCCAGTGGTGTACTTTCTAGACGCTACGTTGTTAAGGTGCTTTACTTTTTTATTGAACTTCTTCCGTTCAAGTCTAACACTCATCGATCACGACTTTTGATTCTGAAGGTATAAGTCCTGTAACCTGTACGTAGCCGTCGAAGTTGTTACCTTCTTCTATAGGTGAAGTAATAGTTATGCTTTCCTGGTCTATAGTTACGTCAGGATCGTCCTGTAGTACATCTTCGGAGTTGTATACTTCTGCAGATACAGGAAATAAATTAATGTCCCTATATGTGAAGTGAATTATATAAAGGTCTTGAGAGGTATCTTGAATCCAGTCAGAGGCAATAAAGTTCTTTGTTACGGTGCTTTCTTCTTGACTTGGTTGATTCTCATTGATGTTTAAAGTCTCTACGTCACAGACGGGCTTGTATTCTGGTCCCTTGTCACAGGAAACGAAACCGTGATAGACTGATTTATCTTTATTTCTGTAGTCGAATTCCTCTGAGCATAAACCTCCGAAATGGAGTCCTGTAGGGGATGATATCCCTCCTAGTCCCAGAGTAGCGTTTTGTAGAAGGTCTTTTAGTTTGTCATATACTTGAGATAATGACTGTGACACTTCGCCTGTAGATCTATCGTATTCCTGACTTACTGCTACAAGTAGGTTTTTCAATACCTGTACAGATGTTGTTTTTACATTGTATGAGTTCTGTGATAGTAGGTAAGAGATTTCTTCGTCAGATATCCTAGAAGACTTTTCTTGAGTCTGTCCTGTGGCTAACCGAACCTGAGCTATTCTATCAGTTGATAGATTTACTACATTGTATGTGAAAGACATGGTTGCTCCTATTGAACGATTAGTTAAAAGAATCCAGTACACTCCGAAAAGTGTACTGGAAATAAGATTCTTAGATACAGGCTTGGATTAGGATTCCTAATGCAGGTGCTGTAATCTGGTACTTGAATGCCTGACGACCTTCAATCCATGTGAATTCGCCGTCTTCATCGTAGCGCATTTTATTTTTATAGTTCCCGCGCTCACCTTTCGGGTATAGGCCGGTCCATAGGAATTCTGCACATGCACTCATGGATCTAAGACCTAGGTTCGTGTCTCCGATGTGCATAAGTAAGCAGTTTGATTCCGTGATGAATTTCATGTCAGCAGCGGCTTCAGTTATTTTCTTACCTGTTTGACCGTCTTCTAGCTCTGCAAGAGTAGCGTCATCTATGGTAGCGCCGGACTGATCGTTGAATACTGTGTCGATAACGAATATTCTACTAGACTCTAGACCAACGTACTGAGCGATAACATTGATAGTAAATTCTTCACCTCCGGCAATACCACCAACAGGGTTCTGTAGACCGAACTGATTGATGGCTGCATTGCGCTTAAGCTGAGTCATCACTTTACGAGGGATGATAAGAGTATCTGGTCTGATCTCTGTAGTTTCTTGCATGACTTCACAAAGGAGGTCTAGAAGTAATAGAGGATCGGAGTCTGCTTCTGTGAATTTCAGGAACTCATTCTCAGCAGGGTTAAACATTCCGTCTGGAGGTGCTGTGGTGAATCCTCCTGCAGCAACGCCTGTTACTTTCGTTGACCATCCTGCAGCATTGGCAAGGAATGCGTCTGCGAAAGCTTTATTGCGCTGTTTGATTCCGTTACGTGCCAAGAACAAAGCTGTGTCTCTAAATAGATCTATAGCTTCTTCAGCGTTTACATAGTCACGATCAGATACTTTGTCTCTCAGACCGTATACATTGATAGAGTAAGGTGCAGTTGTGTGACCCCAGGTTGCTACTGGAGCTACTTGACAGTCAGCGAGTGCTTGAAACAAGTCAGACTGAAATGCTGATGGTTCATATACTCTAAATTTTCCTTGGTCTCTCTGTGAGCTCTTAACAGGGATGATATTTTCTGGAACATCATACTTACCCAGTGAGTCGAAAGCTTGTACAGAGTAGTCTGTAAGTTCGTCTACAGTAATGTTAGTAGATGCATGTGGATTTACGGGCATAATATGTCCTTTGGTGGTTGGTTATTTGGTTATTTGGTTATTTGGTTTGACTGAAGGCAGTCGGTATTAGGCTAGCTCAAGTGGTTTAGTCTTGAGTGTATGTGCCTTCTTTACGCATGATTTGACGTGCTTTATCTCTTGCAGCCGGGCCTGATAGTTTTGAGTCGTTTTTCTGAAGCTCTTTTGCCTTCATTACTACTCTTTCTTCAAGTGTACCGTTAAGTGCTCCTTTATCGGACGACCCTTTGCCTTCTGCTACTACTTCCATCTTATCGATCATATTGTTTGCAGAATCTAAGGCTTTAGAAATTACCTCGTATTGGTCTGGACACATGGACTTGACTACGAATAGAGCCTCTGCCTCTTCATCTTTTACGATGTTTTTTAGTTCCTTAGCCTTGGAGATAAATGATTCTTTCTCTGCTGCTTCTTTTTCTTCTTTGAACTTTTTAACTTGAAGTTCCAGCTGTTCTTTAGCTTCTTTTTCTTTCTTGATCTCTAACTCCAAAGCATCTTGCGCTTCTTTAGATTTTTTAACTTCTAGCTCTAGTTCTTTGTTTTTATCTTCGGACATATTAGTTTCCGTTTTTTTGTTAGGTTTTACAGACCCCTTATCCGGCTCTGTTTCTTTATTTACAGGAGTCTGTTCTTCCTGCTTCTTGGTCTTCATGACCAAAATCTCTGTTGCATTTGCCGCTTCATCGACAAGGCCTATATGACAGTCCATACCTTCCTTATCGAAACGAAAATCGGCTAAGGAATATTTTGCCTTTGTCTCAGTCCTTCCGGCTACTTTGGCTTTCACTATTGCTTGATGAAGTGCAGTGCCCTGGACACTGAATCCGGTAAATACTTTATCTTTTACAGCCTGCCATAAAGCTTTGGATTTTATACTCATCCTAGCCATCCAAGTACCTTTTTTAACTACTTGTTCATTAATGGTCATGTCTGCAGGAGTTATGTAGTGTTCTGTGAACTCTGCTTGGTCTTTACTTAGGCTGTATCTGTGTTGTAGGTTTGCTTTGTTGCAATATTTAACGAAGTTTTCTTTTGCTTTTGATACTTCTTCCTCTGAGTAGGTGTGACCGTCAAAGTCCACCTCGTTCGGAACCAGTACAGGAGCTAGGATCTCTTGTTTTTCCTCATGGAACTTCGCCTTGAATATCTGTTTCTCTTCCATCTTGCTCTTCTTCTGTTTTTGACTGAATCAACAATGAACTTACGAGAATTGTTAATGCAGTTTTGTTGAATAGGTCTATAATAGGGACAGGTTTTTTGATTAACTTCTTGTACTTGGTCAGAACCTCGTCAAAGCTGATCATATGCTCCTTAGAACCTAGTAGTTTCCTGTACGCCTCAACTTCCTCTTGAACAGAGCTAATTCTGTAGGGTATAGTCGGCCTTGTATCGTCGTTAAACTTAGGTACAGGTTTGATTAGTATATCTACAGGGTCTTCGCTAGTTATGAGAAGATCGTTGAGAGAGTCCGGTGCATTGGCCCCTTTTATATTTGAAGTACCTCCGGGTACTTGACCACCTACTCCTGTGGATTGGTTGCTTGACTGCGTGTCTGCAAGTCCTGTGGAGTCTGTCGGCTGATCGATTAATATAACTGGCTTGGCTGTGTCAAACCCTACTCTGTTAAGAGCATCTCTGACCTTAAACCTGTGCTGTCTAGAGTACTTTGTACCTACCTCTAAGTAAACTGCGTATTTTACACTGTTTTCTACAGTCAATACATTGTTAGATATACTGGATTTCCATCCTCTTCTAAACTTTCCTGTACGGACTACACTGGCACCTCTAGCGGTCTCTAAGGCTAACTGATTTAGTTTGCGACTTTGTTCCTGAGTCAGGTTTTCAGGGAGTGTGTACCTGTAAGCGTAGGACATTTTACACTCCTACGTGGTTACTTAGTTAGTTTCTTAATTATTGACTGTACTGGAGAACCTTCTTTAGGGCTTACAGATCCGTTAGCGTCATTGTTCTTACCTGAACCTGCACCTTTAACTGCTTGAGCACCTTCTTCAGCTTGTGAAAACTTTTCAGCTAGATCATCTCTAATTTTCTCTATCTCGTCCCATTTCTTACCTGCTTCTTCTTTAGGTAGGTCTAGTCTTTCTAGGATCTCGTCTTGGATTTCTTTAGAAGGGACTATTAGGTTAGCGTTAGCTACTTGAGACAAAGAGTTCATCCACTCTGATACATTATCCTTTTCTAGTCCAGAGTACTCCATTCTAGGCAGGTAACGCATGTCCATTTTATTAAGTTTGAAAAGGTAGGGAATTGCTTCTGAGTTAATGACTTCTTTGATGTGATCTACATAAGTTTTAAGAACCAGTACAAATAAGTCGGTCATGTCTGAACTTAGCGCGTAACTACCTGAACTAGACCCTAGTTTTAGGAACTGACTGAGTACAGCTTCAGCTATAAGTCTTTCTTTAGCTTCTACAATAGCTCTTGCTGCTTCAGGTCTTGTTGTTCCCGAAGTACTCAATAGCTCTAAGTCTATAAGCCTATGTCCGTTATCGTCCCTGTCTGAAGGACGCAACATATAAGTTTGATTATTGTATTTTAAGGATGTCCCTGCTTTTTTAATGTACTGAACAATTGCTTTTTGCTCTTCAGTAGCGTGCTCACTTAAATAAGCTGCAGGTACATCAAATACAGGTATCCCTTCAAGATTCCTCTCTAGGCCGGTTAGTTCTATATTCGCAGATCTTTTCTTCTCTTCCCAAGGCTCTACAGCAGAAACTAGAACTGATTCCCCTGAAGGTGAGTCGTTCTTTGCTGTAGTTCTAAACAAGAGCATTCTGTCTCTCTCAATATATCCTGAGAAACCTGATATTGTTTGTTGCTGAATGCCTTTTAGTAAGCTGTACCCTTCTCCCCGAGGTGTGTCCCACCTATACACAGAATAAGGGTCTATACTCTTCCAGTAATTCCAGCCGATTTTATTGTCATTGTATCTGGATCGTCGTCTAGGGTCTTCTTGGTCTGGTCCCTGACGAAATTTAAACTGAGGAACTGTAATGTGGAATCCGTGAACTAACATATCTAGTACTTGACTAACTATGTCGTTCATACTTCCTTGCATATCTTTAATACATTCCTCAAGGAAGATTTTACTCTTATCCGCTTCTTCGTCAGACCATCCAGGTTTTTTATCGTCTGTTGCTGACTCTGCATGCCATTGAGCCATTTGACAGATCGATGTATACATCTGTAAAGAACCTCCGATAGTGGGGTCTTTTGTCATCTGTCTAAAGAATTTAGTGGCTCCTGATAGTCCACTGACTTCGACCGGGTGGTCCTCGTTCTTTCTTTCGAGTCCCCCGAACATATTGAGTCCTGCACTTCCTTTTTCTTCAGGTATTCCTTTAGGGGTTGGAGGAAGTTTTTCTCCTGTAGGAGAAGTATCTCTTTTTCTCCTGAGACCTCCAAGGAACTTGGTAATTTCTTTTATCATGTAGGTCTCCGTTCAGTGGTTATTTTAAAAGGGAGATATATTTCTTGAAGTCTTGATACAAGTTATGAATATCTTTGTTGAAGTTGTTGGCGTTCGGCCTAGGCATGATGCTGTTGAAATGCATTTGCATAGCGTGACTGCATACCGGTCTAGGTGATTTAAGTGTGAGTCCTAAAAGAGTTGCAAACCTAGCTGAAGCCATGTGTCTTTTGATAAGGGCGTTCTTCTTGACTTCTTCACATGCTTCGACTATAGCTTCTTTCATTTCGCTAAGTTGTTCCTGGTCTAGTTCTGGCTCTTCGACTACTTCGTCTTTTGGCTCTTCGACTACTTCGTCAGCTTTGTCTAATTCAGCTATCTTTGCCTTTAATTTTGAGACACTTAATCTCTTAAATTTATTTTTATCCAGTCCGCGCTCTTCAAGCTTCTTCAAAAGTTCTTGTTTTTCGGGTGACATAATTGTTCCTTATGATAGTCCTGTAGCTTCAAGCCACGGGTTTGTTTTTTGATTTTGGTTGTTTGGTTGTTTGGTCTTTCTTAATTCAGCAGCCAGTTCTTTTTTAGTGGGTGCTACAAGACCTGTGGGAGTCTCAAAAGTATTCTCGGTACATAGTTTCTTTACTGCGTATACTAAAGTATCTACTTGGTCATCGTGATTTCCTACAGGGAATGTCTCTATCTCGTCTAAAAGTACCTGAACCCAAGGATACATATTCTTTTCCGGTATGTAGACAAATCCAAGCTCTATCCAAGGGGCTGCGTCATGAGCTCTCGCTATTTTACAAGTTTGAGCTTTTAGTTTTTTAACGGGCATCATTTCAGCTCTAAGTTCTTGAAACAGTGCTATCCCTGATTGCTTGTTCTCTACACAGAAGTATCTAGGTCTGTGTTTCTGGTAGAAGGTTCTTGCTATTCTTTTTAGTTCTGGGAATTGACATTTCTTTCTTATCTGATCAATCAGATATATTCCTGTACTTGTGTATCCCCAGCACTGCAGAACGTTGTAGTCGTTTCTAGTTTTTTCGTCCCATGCAGTATCTGCTGTAATGATCTTGTATTGGATGTTGTCTGGAAGTACAGAGTAATGTCTGATCCAGTCCAGTTTTATAATGCCTCCCCCGTCTGGGCTTGGCTTCTGCATGTACTGTCCAGAGAAAACAAAACTACCTATGCCGGCTACACCTTTTTCGATGTAGTCTCCTCTATCGGATCTATGCTTCTCTAGGTTTAGTTTCCAAGGCCATAGAGGAAATTCATCTGCCTCTACATCTCCTTGTTTGTAGGAGTCTGTTTCTTTGTAGTGGACTCCTATCTCGTCGCAAAAGTGTTTTAATTGTTCTTTATTTAAGATTGCCGGTAGGCATAAGTGATCCCATCCTTTAGATAGCATTGTACCTGAAGGATCTTTCTGTGATAGTCTCTGCATCACTATAAGTTTGACTACTGAGTCATTGAACTTACGTGATTCAAGAGTCTCGTCCTGAAACCTTGTTGCTTCTGCTAGTTTAGGTTCACTGTTAGAGTCTGAAGCTTTCAAAGGGTCGTCGGAAATTATCATCCCGGTAAAACCGGGTTTACCTGTACCTGCCCTGTGTCCGGTTACTTTTGAGTTAACCGCAGCAGCCAGCACCTCTCCTTTTTTCTTTGTCTTAAAGAACTTCTTAGCAGATGTACTCTTGTCCATAGCACAAGGAAATACATCCAAGTGCCAAGGTTCTTCCAGTATATCTTTTGACTGAGAGGTAAATGTCTCTGCTACTTCGACTACATAGCTGGTGACGATGAACTTACTTGACGGATCGTGACCCATTCCAAAAGCAGTCATGCCTATGGATATTATTTCAGATTTACCGTAACCAGGAGGAATATTGATAACTATATTCTTCTTTTGTATACCACAGAATATGTCTTCTAGTTTTCTGCATATGATCTCGAAATGCCAGTTTCTCTCGAAATTAAAACCGTACATCATGAAGAAACGCCACCTTGTGTATAGGTAATTGTCTGACTTAACAAACAATTTTTCTACGGGCGTTAGTGTAGAAGGTCCTAATTCCATAAGACCTCCTGTGTATACATGTTTTATAGATGTGTATACATTTATGGGTTTTTGTATACATGTTTGTGAAAAGCCTTTTCTCGGACTTGAACCGAGGACTCTCTGCTTACAAGGCAGACGCTCTACCACTGAGCTAAAAAGGCGAAAAGCCAAACGAATCTCTTTCGAGTAGTGAATGGCGTAGGTTGAATTTAGAGTTACTAATCTCAAGTCCTGGTAGGTGCTTAATCTACTGGGTTCCTGAGATTTTCACTCTAGGGAGTATTGTTGGATGGAGCAACCCTTCCTATCGTTGTCCCTTAGTGCAGAAGACAGGATTCGAGCCTGCAACTCTCTGATTGGAAATCAGATACTCTGCCAGTTGAGTTACTTCTGCTTGGGACACAGCTTTTATAGAGTTCAGTGTGATTGCTCTTGTATTATGTACTTATAAAAATATAGACAACTTCAAGTATCAACTGAGTCCAGTACATGTTAATATCTCTCTTGTAAGTTGTAATGAATGCTCTCTAATTCGCGACGAACTTTTGTCATGAAAACTGCTTCGTTCTTCATACAGTTCGGGTGTCTTAAACAAACTAGCTGGTCCTCTTGTACATGGAATTCAAATGCTTGTTTGATTTCATAGTCCTTGTACTTGCCTTGTTCGTCTGTATCGATATACACTATGCCTTTCGTGATCCAGTCTTTGACGCCTTTGCGTCTATACCACATCCATTGCTGAGCTGTGTTACCCTTCATGTACTCAGGGTGCTTTATATCCATTACATATCCTCTAAGTCGAAGGTTACTGGTGGTTGACTTTCAGATGAGTTATTCACGTTTACCGTGACACCTGGAGAAGTATCTTTCTCTTTGTTGTCTTTCTTAGCTGCTTGAGCGGCTTTGATTCTAGTCTCTATATCTATCTCCTCGTCCATATAAGTCTTGATAAGGAATTCATTAGGACTAAGTACCTCTTTCAGACCTTCTTTCTTTCGGATAGTTTCGAGGGCTCCGGTTAGGCTCACGCTTTTTTCAATACGCGCTAACTGCTGCCGGATAGTTAATTTATTCTCTGGCATTGTCTATCCCCGTAGTTTGTAAGTACTTCATGATCTCTATACGCTCCTTTTTGGTCAAATTGACTTTAGGGTCGTTAGCGATGATTAAACATGCTTGGTACTGGTCTGTTATTCCGTACTTCCTTCTCACCTCTCCCATAAGCTCTTTAAGGTCTTTCTTCCTTTGCTTATTAGGTAACTTATAGATCTTCTTACCTTTACGGTTCACCCATACATATCTGTTATTACTCTTCCTGGGTTTTCCTTCGGGGGTAAAGAGCTGAGTATGTCCTCTGTTCTTAATTTTCTTACCAGGCATTACTTACAATATTTCCATGCTAGGCTTCTAAACATTCTATCCTTAGTCTTGTCTGACAGAGGTTTAGTATTTAGATGAGGAGCCTTTTTTATAGTGTAAGGCTTCAGGTCTTTGTTCTTGATATAGATAAGTCCAGAGTACTGTGGTATCATGTCTTTAGTTATCAGTCCTTCAGGACATACATATGAGAACTTATTTACAGGACATGTTTTATTAGTTAATCTTTTGTGTTTAGATATTTTCTTAAAATCTGATTTGAAATCCGCTCGTGTAAGCTTAATCTCGAATTCATGGACTACTCTACAAGGAGTTAGAATAACTAAGTCCGACTCCTGTCGTTTCCATAGAGCTTTAGTGTTAGGTACGGCAATACATTGCACGCTTAAGTAATAACTCATTAAGCTCTTCTGTATAGTGTACTCAGTGTAAGGAGCCATGTACTATCTCCTTCAGTCTGTTTGTTATATGGTCTAGGCCTTTAGTTACATCTATTTCTGAACAGGTCTTACATCCTGTACCTGCTTTAAAGTTACACCACTTAATCGAGTGTTTATGGCCTTTGTCACAAGTGAAGTCTAATTTTGTACGAGAATTTACGTACTTACTTCTAAGTACCCAACTTCGTTTTAGGAACTCGCCTTTCACGTATTCATGAGTGAGTTTCTTCATAAAATATATCCACGATATTGAGCCTCTAAATAATAGGTCATTAAGCTTCTTTGTATGATATACTCTGTGTAAGGGCTCATTTTTACCTCATACATTTCGTTAAGTATTCCTATAGAGGGTGTATTTTAAGGTGGTTTTCCTGTAAATTACTTATAAATAGTTACTTACGCGCGCAGGTGCGCACGCGCGAGACAGAGCCTACGGTATACGTAACTTATTGTACTAGAGTATTTTACATATATCATGATTTATACCTTATGTAAACTGTTCATTTTTAATAAGTTACATGAACGAAGTAGGTAAATATTCTAGAAAAATTTTATAAAATATTTTTTAGGGCTGCTAAATGTCGCTCAGTAACATTTAGTTCATAGTCAGGGGTTTATGTACATAAAATTTTAGAAAAATGGTAGTTATCTGCGGGACGCTTGGAGTAAATTTTCACCGCACCCCCTCAATGATTTCGGGCACGGGCTTGTATCGCCTTACGTGTTTATAACTTGCTTATTTCCAGGCACTTATGTAGTTACTAAATGACCGTTTAGGGCGCATATAAGGGTTCTTTATGACTAGGTGGTCATATTCGTCTCGAAGCGTTCTCGGTA